ATGTGCGCTAATTATGAGCCAATTTCAAAAGACCGGGTACATCTATTAGATCTCTTAGAACCTACCTTCGACTATAAGAATGATGTTTATCCGGTGCGAAAGTTACCGAACTTATTGACCTACAAGAAGCAATAGCTATGCATGCACAAGAAGCATGTAAGAGATTGAGAGATGATGAATCATTATGCGGCTGTCTTATTGTTTTTGTTCAATCAAGTCCTTTTGATGAAAATGTACCGTTTTATAACAAGTCAATAACCGGCTCATTTTCACAGCCAACAGATTGTGCATTAGATTTCGTAAAAGCTGCAACAAAAATGGTATCTCACATTTTTAAAGAAGGTATTAAGTATAAAAAATGTGAGGTCATACTGACTGGGCTAGAACCTAAATCTGGTCACACTTATGACCTTCTCACAGATTTTGAAGCTATAGAAAAGAAAGAACAATTGATGAAAACACTAGATAACGTACACACAAAATTCGGGAAGAGAAAACTTGGTATAAGTACATGTTATGTACCAGGTCGCAATTGGTCAATGAGTAGAGATAAATTGAGTAGAAATCCTTTTCAGTGGGATGAGTTATTGACTATAAATGATTGATTGTTTTTAATACTAAAAATTTTTTTGGCGAACTCGATGATTGATAGAATATTTTTATTAGCATTCTTTTCTTTAACCCTATTTTCAATAATATACTTTACAAGTATTGAGCCAATTTATTATATAAATTTAAAAGATTTTTTAAAACTAACTCCAGAATATTTTCTTCCTACACTATTAATTTCCTTACTAGCTTTATATGTAACTGCTAGAAATTATTTAAGAAAGTCTGGAAATAGTATTGCAGCAACTTTTACACTTCGTAGTGATTTCTCATCCACTGAAAGATACATTTCTTCAATCATTTTAGTTAATAAAAAAGATAAGCCTGTCATAATTAATAAAATATTTATTAGAGTTGGTCATAATATTTATATTCAATTAATCGATGGTTATGATGAAACTTTTGTACTTAAGCCCTATGAAACCTTAAACCAAAAACTTGAACCACATTTCGTGTATATGGCGGGCGTAAAAAGAATTGTTAATCTTCCAGATATTATTAATAATAAAAAAATAAAGAAAAAAATAGTCTTAGATACTACAGAAGGAATCGTTGTATGTAGCAATTTAAGATACAAAAAAATTATAAATAAAGTTTTGAGTCATTATTCCACAGGATTAATTATTAGACATAAAGGGCAATTTATAAATGGGATTCCAGTTGGAAATAATGTTTTATACTTTATTGAAATAATAACAAAGAATGGTGAAAATTCCTTTATTACTATTAGTAAAAATCCAGAAAGTTCACTATTAGAAGGTAAATTAAAGTTTGATACTGAACAATTAAAAATGGAAAATGGTACTTTACATATTAAAAATGTTATTGAAAAGGCTTTGGAAGATGGAGTGATTGATTGGCAAAATTTCAAAATACATTCTCAATTAGAAACTTTTGAGCATTATGAAGAATATGAAGAAATTGACCTAACCGATCAAAAAATGATTAGTTGGTTTGATTATCATATCAAGGCAAGAATATATACATATTTAAAAAACCGTGAAACTAGGAAAATTAACAATGACTATATTAAAAAATCAAAAAAATAGCCCTGCTTAGTCGACTTTCATATCAATATCAACACTCCGGCAAGTATTTAACTCGTGATCAGTACCGTATAATAAAACTATACAGCACTGTCTATTTCACTTTGTTAACATTCCTCGACTTCAATAAAATAAGATGGAATTGATTTGGCAACCCCATATATAACAATCGGCTGCCCCACCACAGGAGGCGGCCAAGTAATTTCAGGGAACAGTTTGTTTCTAATTGATGGCATTGCCGTTGCTTGTGTCGGTGATAAAGCAACCTGCCCAACACATAAAATTGTCGCAACGATTGTATCTGGCGATCCGAATATGCAGATTTTCGGTAAAGCTGCAGCTCGTGTTAATGACTCTCTTTCATGTGGTTGTAAGCTTCTACCTAAACAACATTTGGTCGTTCAAGACAACGGCGGTGGATCCGCATCTTCTGCTGCTAATTCATCACCAGCCCCAATGTCTCAAAAACAACCAACAACAGACAGCTTTGTAAAAGATGAGTACGAGAATTACTACATAGAACAAAATAAAACAACAATGGTCCCATTCAAAACGATGTTAATGCCATACGATCAAGATAGAACAAACTTATTTGGTGTAATGTCACAAATAGTATCGGGCGCTTGTAACTTTGAAGTAACCCACCGAGTCAAAAAAGATCAACTCTTTGTAACTGCAACCCTATTACCACCTACTGTTAGAGCTGATGCAACAATCATCCCGCGTGCTGTGCTTCGCTTATTTAAGAAAGATAAACAGATAAGTGACACGATCACTTTAAAAGTCGGTAAAGGGTACTGGAATACTGCAAATGATAAACAACCTGTAGGTAGTTGCGAGATTAAGCTACCCGCACCAGACTTAGAAGTAATTAAGGCAAAGCTTACAATGAAATATGATGCGAAATTTGATGGCGGTGTAGTCGTAACTTCTCCCCCAGACGTAACTTATGAGTTTACAATAACTTCGGCGGCAAGACGTAAAGCATGAAAAAGTATTTAACCCTATTTATCATTGGCTCAGCACTTCTAAGTGGATGCAGCAATGCATCTGATAACACTAAAAATTCTGAAGTAAAAACTGAGACCCCTGCGCCTAAAGCCTTATCTACTGAAGATCAGAAAATTATTAATAAACATAATGAGTACGTTCAAAAATACTCTATGGAAGATAAAGAAGTCTTTCAAAAGCATATGCGAGAGATACTTCCTGAGGTCGATAAAATCACAGATAAGCGAAAACGTGAGCTTCTTCAGATGAATATATATATGATTTTGAATGACTATGATAAAGCTCACGCCTTAAATGATAAGCAGCTAGTAGAGAAACCAAATGACACAGCACGACTTACATTTAGATGTCAGTTACTTGCATTACAAGGGAAAGATGTCACTTCGATTAATAGGTGCTATGACTATGTGGCAGAGGTTCTAAAAGTAGAGCTGAACAAACCAGAAAATAAGAAGGACCCAAATTATAAGCAAGCTGAATTTTCATACTTACTTGTAAAATATAAAGCTGGACACCTTGAATACAAAGAGAAAATGAGGAAATTCATTGATAGTACAAATGATGAAGCTCTAAAAGCCTCTTTAAAAACAGTCTACGATGCAGAAATAAATAATTAATAAAAAAGCCCTGAATATTCAGGGCTTTTTTTAAAGTGCTTTAACGCAAATAGATACGTTTACGTTGCTATTTATTGTATGGGCCGTACAGCCACATAAAAGAAAGCTCAGTAACAGTAACTTCATTAGGCTTCCAAAACCCTAGTAGCTGTTACGCCTTTTAATTGTGGCAATGTATAACGCTTACTTGCTGGTTGAGTTGTACGACCATACCATCTGAATTCTTGAAAGTCAGAGTCATTATAAAGTGCATAACAAACTTTATTTGACTGATTGCCTCCAAGGCATACTAACTTTCCAGACTTTTTGTCACGGCCAACTACAAAACAAACATGCCCACCACCCTTTCGAGTTTTAATAGCTACACAACCGTAAGCGGGTTTAGCTAATTTTGTACCATAATTCACATAATCCAATGCACGGTACCAATGCTTAGGATAAGCAATTCCAGCTGATTTCAAGCAATGTGCAACGAAGGTCCCACACCAAGCCGTTTCATCGTCAGCCCACCAAGCCTTTAGCTCCGAGAGCCATTTTAAAATAGTTGGGTTATGCTGTTTACCAGGTATTTCTTGAAGGCCAAGATGCTTTTTTGCTTCTGCAATCCAAGCTAATTCATCAGGCTTTGTTGGTGTTGGGATATTCAATAAAGAATTGATCCCTACTAACTGGCCTGTTAATTGCGGGCCATTAAGTCGTGGTTGAGAAATTTTCTTTCCAATCCATGACAGAACAAGCATCAAAGTACCAGTAACAAATGCATGATATTTTTCAGGAATAACTTCATAATCAACACCCCATTGTAGTGCTGGCAATAAAATTAGCATGATGAATGCACCTACGGCGGGTAACTTAACAGATAGATACTGCCAAGCATTGTTTTCAATTAACTTCATTCATCTTTCCTCTTTCGTAAATTATCTTGCTCTAGAGCTTCTAAAGCTTTGATTCGTAATTCGCTTTCTTTTTCACGTAATTCACTTTCTTTACGTTCTCTGCGGTCACGTCTCCACTGAAAAATGAAACTTATGAATAGGCCAACAACAGCCACTATTGCACCTGTATAGCTCAACCAATTAATTGAAGTTAAAGAACCAAATGCGCTTGCTAAACCACTCCAGAAGGTAGTTTTATTAGCAAAAGTTGTGACTGTGACTTCAATTGCCTGATGATCAGACATGACCTATTCCCCACGTTTCATTTGGAGCTATTTTTGCAAGTGTTATTGTTCTAAATAGAGTATGGTTCCAAATACAAAGCACGAAAAAAGTCTGAATTAATCAGACTTTTCTACATGAAAACTATCGGCCTCTACTTGCTAGGGCATTTAATCCCTTAATGACTTCTTGACCTAATTTTAAGAATACGTTGTGACGTTCAATTTCATTTTCTAAATACTTCTTGCGGTTTTCCCATGCTGATGAATTGAAGTAAGTACTTTCAAAACTCAAAGGCATTTTTAATGCATCCGATAAAGGCATTGGGCAGTTTTCAGAAATACTACTTGCTGTCTCAAGCAAAAGATCGGTCCAACTCTTTGATGATTCCTGTAAAGATGGAAGCGGTGCGAAATCGTGCAGGCGCGTCATCTGCACCTCTTTCCACTAAAATACCGTGGTTATCAACGCTTAACCGTAAATGTGTAAATAACTCATTGTTTAAATTATTAAAGTCTTGATAGCACAAATCAAAATCACTAGCTGGCATTTTCTTAATGAAATCTAGCCGCTGCTTAAATTGTTCTTCAAATAATTGAGGGTTTGTTCTATCCGGCAATAAAGCCAAGTGTTCATGATTAGAATAACTCAACTGAAATGCCATCATACAGGCAATCCATTCAGCGACATTCTTACAATTTGCCTCTAAGAATTCCGCTTCCATTCCAATAAGCTGTCTAACCGTAATTCCATTTTGCGTAGTTTCAGTTTTCCAATTATTTTCTGATTGAAGGAAAACTTTAGACCAGTCAGTGTTCACCTCCAACATAGTATTACTTTGTTTCTCAAGATACTTAAGTAGCAATAAATACCGCTCTTGAATTGTTAAAAGTAAAGGATCCACATTATCTAAAACTGACTTCACGAAAGCTGAAAGTCTTTTTTCATTTAAATTCGGGGCAATGATTGAAATTTTAAGACATTGCTCAAAACTCAATTCATGCATTTGAAAAGTACTTTCGCCTATTGGCACCGGATCAAATGTAATCATTATTTGACTCCATACAATGAATAAATATCTTTTGAATCCCATGCAGTTCGACTCAACAAACTAATATTGACGGCCAAACTTAACCGGTTACCTTTCTCATCAATTGGCGCAACAATTGGTGCAGAAACACTTTCAATAATGAAAGGTTTATAAGTTTTGCCGTGAGTTGTCAGAGACACAAAGGGTGGGATTACACCTGAAAACAACCCTTCTAAAGTTGAGTTTGAGTCATTAACCACATTCTGAAGTGTAGAATCAGAAGATAAAGAAACTGGAAGACTCCAAGCCTCTAATTGCATGATCCTGTCTTCAACTTCTGTTTTCGCATCACTAAAGGCAAGGAAGAAAATAGAAAGGTTGAGCCGTACTGAAGAAGTAGATAGGAATACTTGAGTTGTATTCACTTTAGTTAGATTGGTACGCCCTTCAACGCTCTGCATAGCATCTTGAACCCCAAGTTTTGATAAAACTTGAGCTATAGGATTACTTTGCATCTGTTCAGCGACTTGTGATAGCTGACCTGATTGTAAGCCTGCCATGAGCATAGGCATTTTTAGCTCAGGATTACTATTCTCAAATGGAGTTTGCCATTGGCTCTCAATGCTTTTATCACCGTCCGTTAATAAGGCTCTAATCACTGGCGAGCCAGCAATAGGATTCCCCTCTTTGTCACATAGAGAAAACTCTGCGTATTTGTGCTTTGAAATAGAACCATAGAATGGATCTGATTCATTACTTGGTAAATTAGTTTTTGCTGTATTTACAGCTGGTGCATAAGCTAAAGCTTTGGACATAAAAAAGCCCTACTCATTGAATAGGACCATTATTTACAAATATGAAAGTTTAAAAATTAGTTAGTTCCAACTCTACAAAAAATATTTTTAGTTTTCGATATCTTTATCATCACATTCAAGCCAAAAGACATCTTCAAACTTCTCGCATACACCAGCTTTTTTGAGTTCAGTGTAGATTAAAAAAGCCGTTTCAATTGTGATATTTTTTCCTTTTTCTGCGTCACTTATCTTCTTTCCCAGTACATGGTTATTTGAAATAAATCCGCATTGTTTCGCTAACTGATACGCCGTCATGCCGGCCTTATCTCGTAAGGCAATAATATTATTCTTAATCATCTCAATTCTCTAAAAAAGATAATTAATCATAACACAGTAAGATTGCATTCTTTTTATATTTTAATTTATTTTAATATTGCATTATTTAAATACACTATATATAGTTATTCACAACAGGCTCTAAACCTGAAACAACAAAGCCCTTGCAGGCTACCAACCAAATGCAAGGGCTTCTATCAACAACCACGAAAGGATATTGATATGTCTAATTTATCATACATACCACAAGTTGTACCATTTCATGATGCAGAACTTATGATTATTGAACATCATGGGCAGCCTTATACACCAATGAAACCTATCGTTGAAGCTATGGGGCTAGATTGGAAAAGCCAGTTTGTTAAATTAAAAGATCGTTTCAGTGCAACTATGGTGGAAATCACCACAGTTGCCAATGATGGGAAAAGTCGCTTAATGACTTGCTTACCTGTCCGAAAATTAGCTGCATGGCTTTACTCAATCCACGCCAACAAAGTCCGGCCTGAACTTCGCGAAACAGTCATCATGTATCAACAAGAATGTGATGATGTGCTTTGGGATTACTGGACAAAAGGACAGGCAATAAACAAACGTCTTACGATTACCCCTGAGCAGCAGCATGCACTACATGAGATAGTTGACCGCCGTGCTGGTAAAAACCGCAGCCAACGGGCATCTATGTGGGTACGGCATAACAGACATTTTGGCATAGCTAAGTACAGCCAACTTTTATCAATACATTTTGAAGAAGCTAAACAATACTTAGAATCAATCAATGTTGTTGAAAAAGTGGAATCAGATCCTTTACAACGGCTTGAAAATCTTTTAGATCGAGTTTCATCACGTTATCCAGCATTAGAAAACCCTCTGGCTTATGAAATTGCTCAACAAGTAGGTGAAAAGTTAAAGTATCAATCTCCAAATGGCCCTAAAAACTTCTGGATTTCAATTCAGGAAAGTGGTGCTGTTGCAGTACATCAATACACTTCACATCATACACCTGTAAATGTCGTACAACTTCGGGAGAAATTCAATCAACTATGGGATTTTTTACATAAAGATGAGGTACTTGAATTAGGTAAAGTTTTAAAGAGGTTTCCCTATGAACCTATCAGAGGATAAGGGCATATAATTATTTTAAGATGTTCCACCAGAACTCCCCAAATTAAGAAAACCAGCTAGTTAGCTGGTTTTCATTTGTTAAGCACCTTACGAACAGTTAAACGATTTCCCTTGATTTATCGATTACTTTTTTAATTCATGTCTTTTTAACTAAAGCTTTAGCTATTAGATCTATATTTTTGGTCCAATATCTTAAACTTTAGATACTGACTTGGCCTGTAGCCATATTTCCACATTTTATACCATTGGTAAAATTCACTTTTTTTACTAATATTAAAACTACAGTTAATATGATATTCACTATATTGCTCAAAATTGAAATTATTTAAAATAGCACCTATGATTAATGCACCATTAGATATATAAGTATGCTGACCACATATTTCTCCATAGTAATCCTCACACATATGTTTTAACCCATAAGAACCTAACATATTATTATTTATATTCTTATTTTTTCCAAAATATGACATAAACTGCTGAGCATATTCTATTTGTTTTAACCAGTCTGTACTTAAAATTCGGCCTTCAATAAAATGCTGTTCATACTCTATTTTAGACATTCTATATTGACGTTGATAATAACGATCTGAAAATATTAATGGAGAATAGAATCCACCATAACCCAATAATGGGTTTTTTTTCAAAATATCTTCTACTTTCAAATGTAGAATTGAGATATCTTCATTAGTAAACTTAGCAACTGCTTTATGCCATGGGAGTTGACATTCTTTTTTAGATATTAAATCCAGCTCACATGAAAGTTGCGTACCATTTAGTTTTTTTGCTTCTTTAGCTAAAGCTCTAGCACGTTGACTGGTCAATCCTGAAGGAAATACGAAGTTCTTATCAGACATGATTATACGGTCCATCTGTGTAGATAAAAATTAGACCACTCCAAAAATCTAGATCTACACTAATGTTGTAAATCATATATACGTACACATCATTACTTAAGGAATGTTCGCTCCGTAATACGGTTGGAGTGACAAGCTTAGTGTGGAAGCATAGATTTATTATGACTATTTTTTTTAAAAAGAAAAGTTTTTTTATTAAAAAAGGAAACCCTCCTAATGGAGGGCCTATCTTATTCTAAAATTCGTATATTTGGTTTTTTCTTAACTATATTTAATGAGTAGAGTGAATCAATGTCTTCTTTTGGTGTTTGCAATAAATTAGATAACTCATCAATTGAGTAACCTAAGTCTTCTCTATAGTATTCAAAAATTTGATCTATAGTTACAGCCTTTTCTTTAGGAAAATCCAACTCTACAGGTTCCTTAGTCCTATAACCATTCTTAGTCATTTGTATCCATAGATACTTTTTCTGGGATGGTGTTAATAAGCCTTCTCGTTCTGCTGTTTTAAGAAGAGCATTCATAGAAACTTTCCAAACCAACTTTAAGGTAGCGAGCTTTTCTAAAGTAATTTTCCCAGTAAGATATGGTCTAATATCTTTTGAAGGCATCAAAAGAGCACTTGCAAAACGGTTAGCCTCATCCTCCATATTTTCTGAAGGGAGTTTATGCATAATTGCATGACCTAACTCATGCGCCAGTGTGAAACGTTGTCTATCTGAGGGCATATTTTTATCAATAAAAATACAAGGGTTTAAACCAGGTACTTTTATTGTTACACCAGACACACCTTCTTGAGAGAAATCGCAATGAAATACGAGACACCCTGCCCTCTCAACATAATCGGTTAAATTCTTTAATGGGCCATTAGGAATTAACCAAGTTCTTCTGAGCAATTCAGCAACTTTTTCAGGAGTTTCATATATATCTAAACTTAAAAAAGGAAGTGGTAAATCCTCCTCAAACTCAATAGCTTTAACTAACTTCATAGAGTTAAATAATCGAATATTAAGTTCAGCTTCAAGTTGTTCAATAGCCCTTTTACCGATTGAAGAGTTCTTCCTGTACATGGGATGAACACTTAACGGTAAACCAAATGGCTTATAGGTCTCATAAAATATTGAAACGGGAAAGTTTAAAACTTTGGCAAGATTTGAAACCATTTCCTCATTAGGCTCTAACAATCCTGCTTCAATTTTTGACAGAGTTCCCTGAGACAATGAAGCCATTTTAGCAAGAGCTGTTTGTCCAAACCCTCTAAACTGCCTTACTATCCTTAATAACTCAGGATTAAAGGTCAAATTACTCACGATTCACCTTCTGCTTTTTTAAATCCACCGCCAGTGGATTTCCCTTTGAAACGACGTTTTGTTTGATTATCCTTAACAGTATCAAAGTCACTTGTATCTTTGCTTTCGTCAAATTCAACGAATGATGTTTGGCTATCAATTAAACTTACATTCCAAGCAACGGAATTTTTATCTCTAGCAATCATTTTGATATTATCGATTTGAGTAGCAGACTTATTTAAAGTATAGATAACTTCAATACGTGGAATATTACTAGCTATATCAGCTTCAGCTAATAAATTATAATTGAGTTCAGGATCATGAAAGCTTTTAGCCGAATCTGTTTGAACGTTTTTACTTCTTCCAGTCCTATCTGCCAATTTAAAACGAAAAACAACTTGCTGTTGAATTACAAAAAGTACCGTAACACCTTTATCTATAATAAAAACGTCACTACGTCCCATAAATTTTTCTTTGAGTAAATTAATTACAGTTTCCCAAACGAATGTGGCACGTCCGCGTGAACTCCATTTTCCAAAAAAAGGACTTTGCAGCCACAATGACCACGCCTCCTTAATAGCCTGAATAATAGAATTAGAATATGGTTGGATTAAACTTTTAACATGTAATTCTTCAGCTATGGCCATAAAGCGGCTCCAAAATATTTTACTTAACTTTATACACTATTTTTTTACTTTTCTATAGTTTTTTATTCCTAAATTATTCCCAAAAAACATATTAGAACATTTATTAGTCAACAATAGATTAATTAAATGTTCTAATACCAATGTTAAAAATTAAAACTTATATTTTTTAATGTTTATAATCAATGATTTAATAACAAAAAGAGGATCCTTAGATACATAATCTATTAATTTTAAATAATTACATGCATTAGAGAATAATGAATCGTACATTTGCACACTAATGAAATCATCACCAAGCACTTGTTGTGCATATTGGAGAGCATCTTTTACACTTACTGGTTCAGGTTCACCAAACAATCCTACATTGCTGCTATCTAAAGCTTGTTTCTCTGCAAATTCAGCTAAAGCTTTAAATAACATACTCATTTTTTTTGAACTGCGGCTATTCTTGGCGAGAAATACGGCGAGCTCAGCAACACCTTCTCCTAGATCCTCAAAAAGCCCTTGCTGCTTTACAAACTCAACAATATCTTGATCATTTTGCTTTGCAGATAAAATGGTATTTGCTGCATCAATAATTGCATTAGCAACACGTTGATCAATGGCTTGCTCCATTCCATCAACGATTTGATCTGATATATCTTGAACATTTCCACGACTTATGGCTTGCGCTTCAATAAATTTAGGGGCAGCAACACCAAGCGCATTAAGCATATTTTGAAGATCTGGTTTTGTATGATCAGCCATCATTTCTAGCAAACGATCATCATTGTACGCTTTACTAAAAATTGCGGCCTTGATTCTGTTTATCAGTGCTTGTGTTGGTTTTTTATCTTTCGTTGTGTACTGGGCAGCTTCTGTATCACCTAATTTACTTAAAAAACCTTGAATAAACTTTTGATTACTTACTGCTAATAAATCGCCATCTTCACTCGGATTAAAAAGTGCCAGTAAATTCTCATCTAAACGTTTAGCATCAGCTTTAGCACGTTCAGTTGCTGTAAAAGACAACTTATCATCTTGGTTAGCATCTATTGCAAATTGAGCTCTATCAATCTCGGTTGTACGAATACGTATCAAAATCGGTTGAGCTATTGCTTGGACCTGCTCACTACTAAAGCCAAAGTAATCAGCTTCATCAATCAACCATTGTTTATACTCATCTGCGGAACCGCGATCATAGGCAAGCTTGATTGCCATTGTTCGGCCATTTCCTGATTCAACCACTAAATCATCACCAGTAATCGGTGCTCCCGTATCTGCACGACCTGAGCGGCCTAGGCTTTCGGGATCTAAATCATTAGCAGTTTTCTGTACCCATGCTTGTGAGGATTCACGACTACGATCTCGTGGCTGCAATTCTTGCGGATAATTAGGGTTTTCCGCACCAGTTGCTGTATGAGATGCAATGACTTGATCAATATCAACTAAAGCGAATACAGTAGAAATCTTTTGTCCTTTGGCTGTTTTCACATTATTAGTTCTACCCTTCAAAAGCCCAGTGAAGGGCTGTTTAGGTTTAAAGAAGCTGATCATTTGATCAATTACAACTAATGGATTTTTAGCAATATCTTGAGTAGAAATTAGATTTAATGTTGTCATTAGATATTCTCCGCTTCCATTTTTTGTACTTGATTCAAGAGCTCTGTCACCGCTGGAATAAGAAGTGGATCATTTAAGTCTTTTTCTGCTTCATCTCGAATTTGCTCTAATAACTCAAGATTAACTTTAACCTGCCCTTCAATTACTGAACGGTAAAGTTGATTACCTTCATCATTTGTCGTACTAGGCTGAAGATCTTCAACTTCTGTCGGAGCATTTAGTTCTTTAAATTCTTCATTATCTGAATTTTGGGCTGGCTCTTTATTTCTGAGGCGATCCGCTAAATGTTCATCTGCCCATGCTCTTGAATATTCATAAAATGCTGTTAAATATTCTGGTGAACCTTCGGCACCATTCCAGTTTTTTAAGAATTCACCACGGCGATCTGAAACCCAAGCCATAAAGTCTATGTTGTTAGAATCTTCAGGATTTTCCAAAGTGTCTAACCATGCTTGCATCATTTTGTTTTCAGCTATACCAGCTGTACGTGCTGCTAATACTTCTTCATCTCTTTTTTGTTTAGCTTCATTTTCGGCATCAATAAGTTTTTTTGCTTCTAATTCTGCTTGCTGTTGAGCCAAAGCCTGGTCATCTAGATCAGAAATCCATTCACGTGCCCAAACTACTGCATCAGAATCCCCCTCTAGAGCCTTATTGATACGTTCAAAGAATGCTTGGTAACGTAAACCATCTTCACCTGCCCATTCAGGATCAGCATTTAAACGCTTTAAGTCGGCTTTTAAACGTTCGGCTTCTTCATCAGAAATACTATCTGGTAACTCATTATCGAGACTATTCTCTTTAATGATTACTTCATTTTCTTCAGATTGCTTGGTTAACAATGTATTTTGCAACTGATCCAATTCATTTAATAAATTGGAAATTTCTACACTTAAAGAATTTAATTGACTTTGTTTTTGCTCGAGACGTAGTTCAGCATCTGCTAAAGCCTTGGCCTTTTCTGCTTTTTTAGATTGTAACCGCTTAAAACGATTACTATTTTGGTTAATCAACTTCATAATTCGACCAGCGAGAACTGGAATTGAAATTCCTTCTCCCTGATTCGGCTGAATTGCAGCCGTAATATCCCGATTGTTCATTAAAATCTTCCATGAAATTAATGAATCTGCTGGACTAATTTTTTTTGATAATCGATCTGGCTTATGAAAAAGGATTGTGAAGTTTTGGCCGTCATCAAAATCATAAGTAAGAGCAATTTGAAGGACTTTTTTATGCTTAAATGGCTTACTTTCCGTAACGTTAACGATTTTGACGCCAGTTTTTGAAAACTGATCCATAGAGTGATGCAAAATTGCAGACAGCTGCTCTAAATGCTGGTAATCAACGATAATAGAGTCGTAAAGCGCTTCTTCTACGCCTAGACTAGATAAAAGTGTAGGTAACCCATCAAATTTACTCAATAATTGGCTGTGATCATCATTTCGTTGCATATCTAATAACAACTTAGAAGTATCACCCTCATGAGAAATTAAATTGATTCCATCCCATTCAGGTTTTTCAGCTGCTACAACATTTTGTAATTGTTCTAGTTGCCATCTTTGAATCGGTTTTGAACCCGTCAAATTAAATTGTTGTGATGATAAATGGCGCTTAAGTCCAAATTGATTCGTTTCAATAACATCTGTAACACAAGCATCAAACATACGGCCGAATTGCAGTATCGCTAAATCAGCTGCATGCTGGTCATCGATAGCGCCTAATACCGCAACGGAATCAAACGCATCTATCCCACCCTTTTTGCCTTTTAAATTTACAACACGCCAGAAATCATTTTCCGTGTAATCTTCAGTGACTAAAGCATTAATTTGACGGTAATCACCCTTAATAAACCCAATTGAACAAGCACCACTATTCACCATGGAGTCAAAACCATGTACTAATCGGCTTTGATGTGGTGCGTGTGTTTGAATGAAAATTGATTTAACACTCACGGAGTTATCCTCATTTTAATTTGAGGATATTTTCTCAATTAGGTGAATCTATAAAGCCAATGAGTTCCATAGCTTATTTTAAGTTGGGAAACATTTTGATGAAATTTAAAGTAACAATGGTATGTGCTTTATTAGAGGCATCAAGGGGCAAATTGCCTGCTTGAAGTGAAACTAGATGCTCAATTTCAAATTGGTTTTGATTTCTTGCAGCTTTATCAAAAGCATATATTTTTAATCGCATTAAGTATTCAATTGGTGGCGGCTGAGTACCATCCTTATTAAACATTATATCTTTTATAGCTTTAGCACTATTCGCAATTGCAGCATCTTTAGTCTCAATAAATGAAATACTCAACTCATTTGACGCATTACCTGTTACATGGTTGAGTTGAAAGTGCCCCACATGCACTGCATCGGTTTGAGCATCAAGTAGTGATACATCGACATTATTGGCTAACCAAGCAACTTTATTTGAAGGATCAAAAATTGGAATATTCGCTTGAGCAATCTTACTGTTTGCACGGTAAGGCTGAATTTCTATTCCAAAATGTGCAGCTGAAAGTGTTCCTAATGCGTAAAGTTCCTGATAATGGGAAACAGCTCGATCCACTGTTAGACCAGACCATAAGACAGGATTTTTAGCAAAACGATCTTTAAACGGATTTAAAACGTTTCCAAAACTGTTATTTATAGTTTTATTCTGTGTTTCGTATTCAAAAAAAGCCATTATTCTTCATCCTCTGGAAATTTACGGCTCTTAGCAATACTTTCAGCTAATGTTAATGCTTCCTCATATTTCATACCTGTATCGCGCTCAAGAATGTACGCCATAATATCTACATCTAAATTTGATTCTTTCAATGATGCGATTACTTGTGTTTTAAGTAATGTTGTATTCATTCTTGATTGAGCATTGTTGATTTCTTCCGTAGCTGCTGCAGTTTGGTTTGAATAATATTCAACTTGCCAAGGGTAATCTTCAGGCTCAAATTGTTCGTTATAAGCAAAACCCCAATCCAAGTGAAGAATTTGATTAATCCCTTCGGAAGCTGCTGTTCGAATGTCTTGTGACCTACGCATGATTTGTGCAGAAGTATGGAATGCTCCACCTTCTCCAATACCACCAGTTAACATGTCAGCCCACCCTACCATACTTGGGTCTAGACCTATACCGCCCATTAACAAACGGACATTAATCATGAACTGTTCAATATTAATAGGTGAGCTTCGTTGATTCTTGATATCACCCACTGGATTTAGAACTTGTTTTTCATCAAATACTGGAAGCATGTGAAAAGCAGTATTCCAGACTGCTTCACCACCTGATAAAGCATCACGGACATAAGCCTCATGATTTTTGAGTAAACCTTCTAAACCACGGATATAGGCTTGACGTTGTGCTGGCGGCATTCCTGACATATTTACTGTCAAGAACATCTGATTTACGGTATCTGCAATTTGCTGGCTATTCATTGATGCCAAAGCGAGGATTACATCATCATAAATATCTTCAATCTCATAAAGAAATGAGCCGCCTAAATGCGCTGGTAAGATTGGTAGCTCATCTGGATCATCACCCTCCAACATTTTCGTGACAAGACCAGTTTCAACAAGCTCATATTGAGCAATATTGCTCATACGGGGCATTTTGAAACGTACCATTTGAATAGTATTCAGTTTGGTAATAGTTTTTTGCCAATTACGAGGATCTAAACAAAAAAAGGCGACAGTCTTACTGCCTTGTTCGAACGGTTGTATTAATGGCGGATATGTATACTCATTGCATACGAGGTCAATTACACCTATATCTTTTTTCCCATAAATACGTGCATAGGAATCACCGAAAGAAATAGCATCTCGGGCAAGTTTGCTTAAATACTTATTGATAAGCTTTTCCATCTTTACACGGCGCTCATCTAGTTGTTTTTTTAGTTTTTCAGCTGCTGGTCCATTCGCCTTTTTTAACCGTTCTGCGGGCGTAATAAAGACTTGTTGGCCGCTATAAGAATCTCCGCCTAAGGCTGCAGAAACATGAATCCCCATACCCTCTGCGATAGGTGCAAAGCGTAACATTCTCTCCCATTTAGTAAGAATTTCTTTTCGAGTACGCTTCTTATTGGCTTTGGTTTGGTTAGTCCCAAGTGAAAACGGAGCCATAGTTTCATATAGCTGCGCTGTTGCATCCTGATTAGACGTATCGAATTGCTGATCATATGAATTAACATTTTCACCGAGTAACAACGATAAGAACCGAGAAGACATAACTAAGCCAAAATACCTAAATAATTAAGTATTTTGATGACTAATAATTTTTAACTTTTAGATGGGTTCCAAAGTTAATTGGAACCGTACAGATTCCATTAATTAACTGCATGCAATTCTATCTGAACAAATTTCTTATCTAATTAGAGGAAAAGCTCATGGCCGAAGTTAAAGTATTTAATGCTTTGGATATTGAATTAGCTCAAAAAACCCAAGACATCGTCAATGCGCAACGTTTTAACAACCGTCCTGCTTTCAAAACATTAAATCTAGGCTGGGATTTAGAGACTGGGTCGGTAGCAGTAAATTACACATTTGTAGAAGAACCACCAGTTAATGATCAGCCTGCTTAAACATGAAAGCCCCTAATAAGGGGCTTTTTAATAGCCAGTAATATCAACTATTAAATGACTATGAAATGGAGAATAGAGACTAGCTGAAGTATTCATACCATTAGCTAGTATCGTATATCCCCGAAGGATCTTACCTGAGAAAGTTGGATCACTATATGAGTTAGTCTTTATAGTACAGTATGAATGCATATAAGAACTCAAACCACCAGCTCCCCAATAATATTCATAATGAGCTGGACAAGCTAAAGCCAAGCCATAAGTCTTATTAGCATTATAATCAGGTATATCTGATAACCATGAGCTAAAATAATTTGCACTGCCTTTTAAATAAAAAGTTTCTGCTTTAACTACTTTTAAAGGATTGTGGGAGTTAGAAAATACAATCTCACCTTTACCATTCTTAATTAGTAATTTTGGCGAATGACCACTTTCTAATAAAGTAATTAATCCAAATACATAATAAGTTGCTTTTGTAAAAGGAAAAGTATTCTTATATTTAAATCCTCCTTGGTCGTCTAAGGTGTCAAAAATTACAGTTATTTTCCAATTATTTGTGGAAGTTTCTTCATATCTGACCTGCATCACAGAAACGCCTGTAAATACCACAATTGGTCTTTGTAAAGATGTAACATTCAAAACATGACACTTAACGTAACCAGATACAGATAGTACTGCAGGAGGTAATGGGTCTGAAGAAGCGACTTCCCTAACAAACTTATTTATAAGGTGAAAGTTTCTATAGCTGTCGTCAATTATTGTCACTTTATTATCATTGAGAATTTTGATGTATTCAGCCATTAGCATTTACCTATATGAATACTAACCGTTTGCTGAAAAGCTATATTGTAATAAGCTCTACAATCATAAATTAATAAATAAGATGAAGTATCATCCATTTGATTAAGTATCTTATCGCCCAGCTTAGCCTCAATAGCCATAGCTTTAGTCAAAATGGCACATCCCATACCATTTGAATAAGACTCAACTACAGCACTATTGGCAGATAACACTTCACCAGAAGCTACATAAGCCCACCATCTTGGATGATTTTCAGCAGTATCTAGTTTTCGTACAATTGTGTCCATAGATGAACCTTTCGGGAGGACAACACTTAACGTTTCTGTATACATACTAAGATTAGATGTTAGATCAAGGACCACGTTGCCACCGAGGTCCCTTAATAAGAATGTAGCCATTTATAAACCAATATAAATTCTCTCAATATTGTTATCGTCATATAACTTTAAAGCGGTCCCTGAAATGACCATTCTTGCTTTTTGAGGCTGACTAGGATCTTTATAAGTAATTAAAGTCCCAAGTTCACCAGTTATGGCACTTAACTTGTCAACATTGAATAATTCAGCTGTAAGAGACTTGGCCTTAAAGTTTGCGGCTGTCAAATTCTTAATAAATACATCACTGTTCATCACAACTTGATTGTCTTGGATTATGAACGGCATATATTTAGTAGAAGAAGAACCAGTTGTGAAGAAAATTCTATCCGCTTGAAAACCTATAGAACTGAGCACAGTTCCATTCGTTTGCTCGCTGACCATAGACATTCCAGAGAACACACCATTATTATCCATTCCCATTACGTACTTACCTTTCACACCATCGATCAAATCAGCTTGTGATTTAAGCTTGATAGCATTTTGGCCGTAAACAGAAACCAAAGTTTGTAATGCACCAGCATATGCTCCCACATCAGTTGTATATGTGGTTTTGAAATTTTCAAAATCAGCAATGTTGTCAGCATCTTCAATATCTATAAAGTCTAGATCCACTTCACCAGCTTTACCGGAATAGTTACCAATGAATACTGGTGTAAAGAAAGCAGCTTTATTAGCAAATGTTTTAGGGCTTAGTAGAGTGCCAGCACCTGCACTTGCACCAGCAGATCGCCCCTTAAAATAAGCAGTACCGGTTATCCAAGTTCCCAACGCTGGTGCGGTACCTGCGACTAAATAGTGACTTGAACCGATATCATTGATTTCAGAGTTATCTTGAGCAATATATTTTGTTTTATTGGCGTTTTGACAGGTCGCACCAACATAAACAACTCCGGTACCACTTACACGGCGGAATCTATACTTAACTCGGTAATATTTATTGTCATCGATAGGCAAAGATGTGAACCAATTTAACCAGGCTTCATCATTACCTACGTTATTACCAATTCTTAATGCATATCCTCCACGACAAGTTGCATCTGCTACTAAACTAAGTTCAGGCTTATTTCCACTTGGAGTTTTTACTAACCAATCTTTTTGCCATGTTTCTAGTACTGATGCCATGATCTTTTGACCATTTGCAGAATACAGTGCAGACATTCTTTCTGTTGAAGATGCGATTGCTTCATTCGTCTTGGTAGACGTCATGTAATCACGCTCTAATGTCGCTTTTGTAGTAGAAGCTATATCCTTGGCAGTATCAGCTATTTCTTTAGCCTTCTCCGATATTGCACGTACTAATGCTTGTCGTGCATTGTGAACGTTAGCAAAGTTTGTAATGAACTGGTTTCGGTCAATCGTACTAGTTACATTCATATTTGCGAATAAAGATGCCAAATATGTATTTAAAGTACTGAATGCCGTGGCATAAGCAGCAGAAGATATACCATAAGTGACTGCCTCAGCTCGCAAGCTTGCATCAGTTTGATAAAGTGTATCCCAAACCAACTTCGCCTGTTTTTTCTCAACTGGTGTGAGTTTATTATCAGCAGCAATATCACTTAACTGAGCCATTGGAACATCCACTTTGGCTTGTGAACCTGCAGTGGTTTCCATCATTGAAGTCACTGTAAACGGCGTAACTGACTTATAAACTGATAAATCTGTTTCAATGGCCGCCGTCCAGCCATCTTTAAAGTAATCTGGCGGATTTGTATGAGTAATAGTGGCCGACTCAACTGTAATTGCTGGGTAAGACCAAGCATCTTTTTTGGTAATTAAGATACACACCTTATTATTGCTATCTAAAGCTAGAGCCAGGCCTTTAGTCGTAGCATTATTTTCATCTAAGGTAATACCAAAAGAACGTGACGTCATATTTGGATAAAATGGCACTGTTGACGTATATGCATAGAATGCCAAATCCAGATCGAAAATATTATCTTCTTTGTTATTGTAGTTATAACCAGAAATTTTAACCTTGGTCATGTACGCACCAACTGTAATAGGTGTCTTAATAACCAATGTACCCGAAGTAGTGATTGCTTGACGCCAAGTTAAAGGCTTAACGAAAATCTTACCCGCACCTGAACCAAGTGGCTGCACACTCATAGCATTGGTATATTCAGAAGTAATTTTCTGTGATGAGGCTGCAATTGCTCGCTCAACATTAGTATTTGTTATATCCGCATTCAAAATATAAGCGCCGTTTTTACTGTCTAATTTTGAAGACATCTCAGTAAGTTTGGCAGCCCAAGTTTCTTTGAAGTTGGTTAATGTTGAAATAGAGTCTGTAGCTGAAGAAACAAAGTCCTGTAAAGTCGGGTCAGCTGAAGCGTAATCAGTAACATCATATTGCTCGATTTGGGCTAAGGTCCAAACTAAAGGCGCAGTAGCTGTTGGTGTAGTTCCTCCCGCCACATAAACATGTCCTGAGTTAGAGAAAGAACCTACAGCACCACATTTAATCATTCGAATATATGTTTCGAACTTGCCTGTCCCCTCAGTACTGCCAATGAATCGATCAATTGCCCCAGTCCCCATATAGTTTCCAGCATTCATTAACTTATATCCAACTGGTAGCTTGATTAAATACTTGATAACAAAAACAGCATTTGCACGGCCATAAACGAGTTGAACAAATCCACCCCATGTTGGGCTGGCAGCACCAATGGTTTTAATTTCAATTTCATAGGTTGATGTAGTTGGGTTATCAGCACTTTTCGCGACACGAGTAACTGTCACGTTCCCATTGCCGGCATTGTTATAGACAGATACACCATTGTTACCTTTTTTGAAATTTACGTCTCCCTGCAACAATTTTCCATTAGTAATCATCATCGCCAGCATTGTTGTGTTTTCTAATGCGGAACCAAGATTATTTGTACTTGTTTGAAGCTGAGAAATTTCAGTATTTCTAAGTGTAGCTAGATCCTTTGATGTTTGGTCAGCTGTAGCTTTTGTTGTTTTTACTACAGAAGATAAACCACCAGGTACAGTTGCATCATATTGTTGAATTTGCTGAGCTATAACCCCTTTATTTACATCAGCCTTGATAAAAGTATCTTCAACAAATTGAGCATTTTGTTTAAGAGACGATCTAAATCCGCCCTTAAAATTTGGCGCTGAATTACCCCGGCTAATAAACATATTAGTTACAGTAAATGTTCCACCAGATGGAGCATTATCAAACCGTAAACCCAATGGAATAGCTTCAAAAGCAGAGGCTTTTAAATCAGATGGGAAAATACCAGTAAGTTCTATTTCACCACTTGCAGCTACAACAAACGAAGGCAACCCAACACTATAAGTTGCACCATGAAATTGAATACTACATGTAGCGCCAACTAATCCTGCAGTTGCTGTGTATTTGATTCTCGCAACTATTGGATCACCCTTATCAATTGGAATTTCCTTGTGTTTATATTGCAGTTCCCAAACAGCTACAGTTCGGTTTGTACCAGTAGAAATACTTAAATTTTTAGTATCATCACCAAGTAAAATCCAGTTCTCTTCTGAGTAACGTAAAGTATCAAGTTGTGCTTTAAAGACTTTGATTTCCTCAGCAAATACTTCTTTCGCATCAGATCTTGTAATTTTTTCTTGAAGAATTTGTGCGTGGTTTTCTAAAACCTTTTGTAAGTTTCCGCTATTGTTTGCAAGACCAATCGGGATACCACTAACTACTTGAACTGCAAGCATGATTTGCTTAGCACCATTTGGTCCAGTATCAGGTGTTGCATGCAATTCAATACCGCGACCTGAACCAATCCCCTTCTGACCAACTAAAATGTATGCATCCCGACCCGTTATTTGATCAAGTGTGAATGGATTGGCACCTAACGAAATTAGTGCATTCTTAACTGGTGCTAGGTTTACACCAATACTGTCGTAGTTTGTAACGATAACAAAGGTGTCATTTGGAATCGCAGCAATAGCGTTACTCATTGCCGTAGCATTTGCTACAGCTGCATAAGTGTCGTATCGAGTTGATGATGCTATAGAACCATCGGCTGCCAAAACATGAACTGAGAATCCACGAGCAGAAGCTACTGACTTAATTTCACCCTTTAAGTTTTTAATACCAGTGAAAAAGCCATTCCAACCGCATGAATAAACACGATAATTAAATACTTGCCCAAGATCTTGATTTAATTGTTTGTAACTTGATTCCAAGTTGTTAATTGATTGTGTAGTGTTTCGTTGATTATCACTAATCGTGGTATTAATTTCCTGAAATTTACCATCTACAGAAGTTTTATTATTTTCTACAGTGGATTTTAAAGTCGCGTAATTCTCAGCAAGTGAACTAATCTTTTCACCGTTTTTTTGTACATCGGCTTTAGTACCTTCAATTGCAGAAGCATTAGCTTCAAGATCCTTAATTAGTTCACGAGGATTTTTTCTAAAACCAGTGGCTAACTCACCTTTTTCAAGTTGCACTTCTCTAATTAAAAAGTCAGGAGCAAAACCTACTTGCGAATATAAAATTAAGTTAATATGCTGTAAATTAATAATATTTGTATCAAAGGTATAAGTACATAATGTTTCTTTATCAGTCGAAATGTTATTCCATGTAGTACCAATTTGGTTATTACGACCTGATGAATCTCGACGGTGTATAATTAATAAAATTTGAGTCTGTGCAGCTGTCAACGACATTGCTTTAAATGACAATGTGTACTTCTGATTCATCTCTAAACCATCTGCCAATGTCAGAGTTTCAATAAACCCTTTAAAGTATGTAGTTGTATCAGTAGATTTAAAGTGCCCCCAAGTAGCACCTTTTGAATCTTTATAAACTTCAAGTAGATTACCTGCCACAGCAGAATTTTGACGCCAATTTAAGGTGCCTAAAGGGCTTGAGAAATCACCATTTTTAATTATGTTGTCACCACCACTTGAAGAAATAGCAGCTTTGATAATTTTGCTCTCTTCAGCAATAGCTTGGTTAGTTTCTGTTTTGGTGTAGCGAGTACTATCTAGTGTTGCTGAACTATTAGTCCACAAATCGCCAAATTTTTGACGAAATTTAGCTTCAAGGGTTTCAGTTGCAGAAGTTATTGCTTGAGCAGTATCTGCTTTAGAAGAGTAATCCTTAATTAGAGTTGAAGTACTTACCTTATCATTTAACGCTTTATTATTACCTTCATAAACTTCTACCCAATGCACTGTAGTAGTGGCATTAGCATTTGCTGAAGAATTTGGAAAACAATAAAAATTAACAACAGTTGCGTCTGTTCTAGAAATTGTAGTTAAGGTAAATTCGTAGATATCTTTACTAGCTGAAAAAATAGGTGCATCTGCATTAAATACATTACCTCCGCCAATATATACACGCAAATTGGCTGCATTGTTCCCTCCATTATCAAAGGTAACTTTTGCTCTGACGGTAACAGTAATACCAGGTGCATTTAAACTTTTTGCTAAGGGATATGATACTTGTAAATAACCACCCGTTTTACTTTTTTCGACATTACCCCCGATAACGATGTTGTCAAAAGACTTACCACCGATACTTGTTTTCAATGCTTCGGTCGCAGTTGATATTGCGCTATCAACATCAGATTTAGTCATCCGGTCGGAAATTTGTTTAGCCTGTGCAGCCAAACCATTTACAGGATCATTAATTGTTGATTCTAAGTTTTGAGTTTTTTTAGCTAAAGCAGTACTTTCAGTAACATACGTTTGTTTAAATTCATTTAAATTTGCTGATACTTGATCGAATGCTGCATTGAAGTCGTAAGGACTTGCAATCCAATTATCTGTAGTTATGAAATCCCCTTTAACTAACACAGCCCAATACACAGTACCAACACTTTGCTTGTCTGCAGTTGGTTTGTTTAGCATGTAGAAGTGGACTTCTTTTGCTGTTCCAGCTGAAGTCTTTGTAAAGGTGATTTTGCTGATTACTTTACCTGTTGTGTTGATAACCTGCTGTAAAAACTGACTTCCGCCACCAGCATAAACAGCTAAATTTGAATTTGTGTCACCAGCACCACGTGTATGTTCAGCACACCACAAGAGCGTATATTTTGCGCCTACTTCCCATTCTTCACCAAGTTTATAGCGTAGATGAGGATATGAAACACCATTGTAAGTTCCTACCACATTAGAGTTAATCAACAAGTTCGTACCTGCTGGGGCCGACTTGTTAAGATTTGCAGATAAAGTATTCGCCTGTTCTGTAACAGCTTTAATCAGTCCAGCTTGTTCAGATACTTGAGAATTTGTGGTTTGTAATGCTTCAGTTGAGGCTTTTTTACTTACTTCGGTATTGGTTATAGTTAGATCATTTCTAAGTTTTGAAATATCTAAACTTTGAGAAGATAAACTATCACCATGCTTCTTCACTTCAGCTTGAGTAAGCTTAATCGCTTCCGCATTTGCATTTAATGAACTTTGAGTATCTCGAGGGCTTGGGCTCCACGCTGTAGCTTTATTACCTGCTTCGATCTGCAATTTTTGAATTGTTGGAATTCGACCAGTGCCATATGTACCGTAAAACTCAATAGTCGATTCGGTTGTGCTGCCAGTGTGTAATTTAGGAAACACGGTAACTTCAAATTTTTGAAATTCATTTGCTTTAGTGACTGTAACAGAAGTTGTGAAGAAGTGAGCTGATCCATTAGATGAATATACTTGTACAGTTCCAGCAACCGGTACACTCACTTCAAATGAAATCGTAACCGGCTTATCTAAATTTTCATCATAAAAAGCTTTCAACTCTTTGCTACGTTCATACATTAAGTATTCACGGCTTGTTGCTGCTGTGGATGTTCGAGGTGCTTCTGAATTGGCTACGGCGTTAACACCACCAATCTTAATGTTATTCACTGCAGCTGTAATATCAGTCGCCACACGCCCCATGGCACTTTCAAGATCACTCTTTGTAGCTGTTTTCGATAAAGCTTGGGCATTGCTCAGAATACCTGTTTCTGCGTTCTGCATTCTTGATTCAAGCTTAGTGGTTCTTTCAGCTTCAGCTTCTGTTCTGTTAGTTGCTGTTTTGAATAAATCATTTGCAGTTGCTGTTGCATCATTAGCAGAAGCTAAAGAGTTGTTATCTTCAACAATAATGTAATTAAGCTGACAAATTCCTGTCTGAAAGTTGTAGTTAGCAATAAACATTGGGGCATAAAATTCAGCCTGTGCTGGGAATGTGCGTGGATTTTCAATTGTCCCTAAACCAGTTGCTGCCCCAGTAGACTTACCTTTCATGTATAGAACTACTTCTTGCCACTCACCTAAATTAGGTTTAATGGCTGACAATAAGTAGTTAGACGAACCCATATCTCCTGCAAGGGAGTTTGTAGTAGTTACATATTTACTTTGGTCTGCATTTTTACATGCAACACCAAGATAAATAGATCCAGTTTCCCCAAGCACACGGCGGAAGCGTGCACGCACTCGATACAACTTATTTGGATCAATTTTTTGGAACTCGTTCCAGTGAACCCATGCTTCATCATTACCGGCATTATTCCCAAGCTCAAGAATATAACCACCTAATGCATCAGCATCTTGAATTACTTTCGCTTCACCTGTGGTACGCCACTGTGTCCAGTCGTCAATACCTTTTGACGTTACGACTGCACGAACCCCTGACGTTACTTGAGTTTGAGACTTTAGGCTTAATAAATTTTGAGAAAGTGCTTCTGTAGCTTTTACCGCCGTTGTACCTGTTTGCTGCGCTTCTGCTGCATTATCGAAAGCAAGTTTAGCAATATCATCAGTAGTTTTAAGTGATGATGAAAGGCCATTTATTCTTGTATTTGTATTACTTTCTAAGGTCGAAACACTTTTTTGAACATCAGTAATTTGACCTTGTACCTTTAAGTTTTCTTTAGAGATACTTGTATCAAGTTCACTAAATTTTGAAGTAGTAGACTGTTCAAATTCGGCGAGCGACTCAGTAACTTCTAGAATATTTGCATTAGATTTCCGATCAGCCTCTTCTAGAGCTGCTTTCGTTTGGTCGATGCGTAAAGATAAGGCTTTATCACCATCAGAAACTGATTGAGCAATTGTTGCTAAATCTGACGTTGTTTTAGTTTTATTCGAATTATAGTCGGTTTTTAGTTCTTCAAGTTTTTTTGCTTCTGAAACAAGCTTTTCATCAACAAGTTTTACAGATGATTCAACCTTTTCGATATATGAAGCATTTCCAGTAATTTGATCACGCCATGCTTTTGGAATGGTGTCATTAAGTGCAGTAATGTCCCAGACTTCATAATCGGCAAGGATTACATCCACTGGGTTTGCTGTGCTTGGTAAAGGTGGATTAGTGCCAGCAATAACACGGAAATGCCCATGGATAGCTGCAGGCGCATCATAGCCACACTGAACAACAGAGTAATAAACCTCAAACTTACCTGTTCCTTCCTTATTCCCAAGTACACGTAAATAACCACCTGTACCTGTAGCATTGCCAACTGGTAATAAATAAGTGCCCATAGGCATTTTAATAATTTGTTTTATTAAAAACGTTTTATTAGGAGCAGCAACAAGAGTTGGAACAGTCGGATACCAGCCACCACCTAGAGAAACAGTGGATCTTAATAGCATCTCATGGGTACTATTTACTGGGTTATCAGTAGATTTAGCTTGTCTAGTAAACGTTGAACCTGAAGGTACAACATATGCGCTTAACCCCCCATTCCCAGATAGAAATGTAGGATCGTCACGTAAAGGCTTACCAAGTGATTGCATTCGCGCTAACTCAGTAGCATTTAACAAGCTTGCATTAGTGGTATCTAAACTTGCTTGAATTTGATCAGTCTTTTCAGCAACAGATTTACCAAGATCAACTACTGTACGTTCAACATTATTAATTGCCGCTTTGTTATCACCAATTTGAGACTGGGCAGTACTAATTTGTTCAGTAAAAGCTCTATCTTGAGCAGCAAGGGTTTTTATTTCTTCTGAAATTAGGGCATTTGATTTACCCAATTCAGTTTGCATTTCAGCAAACTTAAGCTCAAAACTTTTTGTTAATGCCTCTTTATCATTTGCACGTGCTTCAGCTTCAGCTAGAAAACCCGAATCGACTTTCTTATCAAGGTCAACATACTGGGCTGCAACTTGATCAACTTTTTTAACTGCAGCTTCAGTTTGGGTTACAACCGGTTCAATTTTTTGATTAATGAGTGTATTAGTTTCTTCACCTAATGCTAATTTAGCGTCATCAATCATTTGACCAGCTTTAACTAAGTTTTGATCAATGTCTTGTTTTAAGGCGGCCTTAGTTTGATCAATAACATTTAGTGTGTCAGCTGCTTGTTTTTTACGGTCCAGAACTTCTTGATCCGCAATTTTTTTTGCGTTTTCTGCGACTAACCGAATTTCATTTGAATCACTTCTTACATCAGCAATGATTGAATCTGTTTCACTTTTAATAAAACCGATTTTATCATCGAGTTCTTTCTCAGCACGAATTGCACGTTGTTGAGCATCAGCAACCAATGCTTCATTAGCTTGAATAGACTGATCGATACGTTGATTGGCTTCATCCAATCGTAGATTAGCCTCATTATTATGTTGATCTACAATTAATTTAGTATTATTTATTTCTTGATCTATATAAGCACGAACTTCATCGACTTTATTTTGAGCGATCTGATTAACTTCTTTAACTTGTTCATGAATCTTTTGAACTTCCTCATCAAAATGTTTCATTCCTTCTTCAAGCAATTTAAAAGCATCAGAATCTTTAATATTTTCTATTAATTCTTCTACTTCCTTTATTTTTTCATCAATCTCTTGGCTTACTTGATCTTTAGTTTCATCAATTTTTTCGCCTTGTTCTTTTAACTCTTCCTTTAAACTTTCTAATTTATTAAGAGCATCTTTAAATGCACCCTCAATAGCTTTAGGGTCAATAGGCACACCTGCAACCGTAAGCGTTGTGCCAACTGCCATACTACCCGCTACAGCACTATTGCCCGCAACTGAAGTATTACCCACTACAGTGCTATTTCCCGTTAATGTGCTATTACCAGTTTGTTGAGTATTAGCTTGTACATTCATTAACGGCGTTTTGATCGAAACGGTTGTGCCAGAATCTACTTTTAAATTTTCTTTAGAGATAAATTCAATATTGTCTTGTCGAATACGGCGCACACCTACAATCGCGCCGTCTCCGTGACTGACATAACTATGGATTACTGGACGTTCTTCATTACCATTTTCAAAGAAGACATAGACGTCTTCCCCATCCACAATTTGAATTTCTGTATCTAAATCACTATCGCCGACTGGATAAGCAAAAGTTGCTGTAATTCCTTCACTCGCGCCATCAGTTAAACCATGAATGTGTACTTGTGCAGTACGACCTTTTGCGTTGTAACTTAAAATCTTTGCACGTTTTAAACCATTCATATATTTGACCTACAAATTAGCAATCCAGAACTTTGATGAAGTCCCCATTGATCCCCCGATTGCGCCTGTATCTATATGATGTGCAGCAGTTAAAACGACATACTTCTTACTATCTATTTCAAATATATCGCCTGCATTCCAGTTCAAATTTAGTGGTCTAATAATGGTCCCACGCATAATCAAAACTTTTTCCAAGTTTTTGACTTGTCGGGCATCTAAACCAGCTCTTTGCGTCACAGTGTGGCCTGGGGTTATTGAGTCATCACCAACAACCGTTGAACCGTTATTCTCAACTGTGACAAAAGATGATTTTTGCATCAGTTCCAAAGGTTTACTTGATATCCAAACGACACTGCTAGGATCTAGTTTTGTGATAGGTTCCTTTTTGAAGAAAGAATCAATTTTTTGAGCAGACACTTTATTATTTTGAAAGCAAATTACAGCTGCTTCTTGTTGCAGATAATGAGCCAAGCGCTGTGTAGGCATACTACCCTTTAAACAAACAAATTTAGGCAAAGGTAAATCACTGCCCAGACTGATCGTTGCACCACAAGCTCGAATTACTGAATTAAAAGAAGTTTCATTACTAATAATTGCTTGCTTTGAATATTCGATAAGTCTTTTACAACCAGCCAAAATACCAATACATGAGATGCCACCTACTCGCCGATCTTGTTTAATAGTCTGAGTTTTTAGAGGGGTAACTTTGATAAGTTCGAAAGGATGAGATATGTCATTTACAGTAAGTAGCTCCCCTTCTTTTAAAAGGGAGTCTAATTCAGTAGTAGATTGAACTGTGAACTCAATAGATGCGGGAATAGGTACGAGATCAGTTCTTAAAGTTGCACTAATCAGCTCAGACGCTGGAATAATTTTACCCGCAGATACAATGGTGATTTGCATTAACGGTTCCCCAAGTTAAAATTAAAACTCATTGGGGCCATACAAAACGCAAGTTTAGGCAAAGCGTCTTTCTTTTCATTATAGTTCTGTTGAGCTTCTGATACAGATAGCCCATAACTTTCGACTCCGAGCCCACGAGTAGCTTCAACCAATCTAGCTTGCAAAAGATCACAGTGAGCTTTTACTAAAGGTTGGATGATTACGTACTCATCACCGCTAAGTTCGATAGTTTCATTCAGTTCAATACTCGTGGTAGCTTTAGTTTGACAATCTAAAACAGCCCATCCGGCATAATATTTTGCCTCATCTAAAAATGCTTTCACGATATCATCAAGCAAAATTGAATAGCCCGATAATTGATATTCTTTATAGAGTTCTTCTGAAAGTTGCTGGATAGAACCAGCAACTACAGCATACCCTTCAGATTCAGGTAATAACTTCATAGCCATTACCCGAAAAGATTGCCTAATGTACGTGATGTCGCATTAATCGTTGAGTTGCGTACAGCTTGTTGAGCAGTATTGATTACCTGCTGAACGCGATTCACAAGTTCAGCTGTACCATCAATTTCTTTTTTACCCGGCTGAATACTGCCGTTGGTACCAATGTTTGCGAAGCTACCAAAGTAGTTATAGTCGATTGGGCAAGAAACTGTCATAACTTGAGATCGGCTATCTGAATCATACTCAGCTGACTCAAAGCGTATAGCACAGTTTTCAAGTGCATAAGAACGGGTAAAACTACCTAAACGGCCATCGTAATAATCACCATGGATGATTCCACCACTAGCTACGACATATTCAGCTAATAGTTGATCATGCCCTGCTTCAGTTACTAGGATTTGAAGGTTGCCTGTGTAATGGGTTTTCGGGGGACCAGCAACAATTCCAGTAAATCCACCCGCATATTGAACTTCTGCTGGATCTTCATTACTCACAATTGGCCGTGGGCAACTTTTAAATAAGAAGCGAAGGTCTTCCATGCCACGAGGAACAAACATCCCCTGACACGCTAATAATGGTGAACCAAGTTGCTGTAGAGCAATGTAATCTTGTTTAAGCTGATTTAGTAAAATCGGATTAGATTGTTGCATAATTTTGATGCTCAAAATGCAGATTTATGCAACAAGATTAAGGATGTTTTTGCTATTGGTTTTTAATCAGTTCCATTTTAGAAAACTGACTTTATATTAATAAAAAACCCGCAAAAGCGGGCTATATCACATCTGTTTATAGATAACATCTCGCCTATCTACATCAAGAACAAGAACTACGACTACATCATCCTTGACTTGATATAAAAGGCGGTATCCTGCTGATTTCAGTTTAATCTTATATAGATCAACTGATCCTCTCAGCTTATTCTTCGGTATCTTAGGGTTATCTAGGATTGCTTCCAGCTTACGAATAAACTGCTCAGCGATTTGTGGGTTAAGTTTGTCAAACTTTTTAAGAGCTGTTTTTGAGAACTCTAGCTCGTAACTCATTAATAGATACCTTCACAGTTTCGTCAGTATCAACTTGCTCGGCTAGTTTAATTAGTTCCTGATCTTCAATTAGATCCATCATGCGTTCATACATTGCTGCCGGAACACAGTAGAATTCTGGATTATTTCTATTCAGAATAGCTACTGCTTCGCCAAAAGCATTTTGTACAACTGCTGTAGGATTCTTTTTTAATTCAGAAACACTAGCCACAAATCGACTATGGATTATGTGGTTCATGACGTTTCTCATTTGATGTGTCCTACATCAATTTGTAGCCAATTGATTAGAACCGTCCTCAGAAAGTTAAGTTTGCTACAGGGTTAACTCAATATAAACAATTTGAAGATCTGTTTCAAGACCTGTTTAACAACCACTTAATAGGTCTTAATAAAAAAGCCACCCTAAAAGGTAGCTTTTTAAATCAGCTTTTTATCCAATATTTGGTGGTACTCGCAGAACCTGTACTGAAGGTACACCCCGATACACACCCATGAAGCATATCGTTGATGGCATTGGCTTAGATTGGGCTTCTCAGTTTGTTAAGTTAAAACAAATAGTTAATCAAGTTGTTATGATTTTCATAATAACTGATTTTCTTGTAATGTGCCTAAAATAGAAAGGATCTGATTCAGTACTGGGCAACTTTGTTCTAGCTGTATTTACTGCCGGTGCATAAGCTAAAGCTTTGGACATAATAATGACCCTATTCATTGAATAAAGCCATTATTTACAATGAGGAAAGCTTAGAAGTTAGTTAGTTCCAACTCCACAAGAAAAATATTTTAGTTTTCGATATCTTTATCATCACATTCAAGCCAAAAGACATCTTCAAACTTCTCGCATACACCAGCTTTTTTTAGTTCGGTGTAAATGAGTAAGGCACGATAAACACTGATGTGTTTTCCTGCTTCTGCATCTTTTATATACCTATTAAGCACATGATTATTTGATATAAATCCGCATTGTTTAGCTAATTGATAAACTGTCATACCAGCTTGCTCTCGCAAAGTTGCGACATTGTTTTTTTCAACCATCACGATATACCAAAAAATATTTAGTTCAGTGTATCACAAGAACAATTGCTATTAAATATAATTTTATTAATACTCGTAATTGCTATTATATTTAATAGTTGTTATATTTAACTCATCAGGACAGGATATGGTCTTGATAAAAAGAACCCCTTGTACCGATCAAAGTAAACAAGGGGTTATATCCAATCTCTAAGAGGAAATTAGACATGACTACTTTAACTCAAATCACCGTACCTTTCCACAATGCTGAGTTGTACTTGGTGGAACATGATGGTCAGCCATATACACCCATGAAGCCTATTGTTGAGGGTATGGGGTTAGCTTGGCAGTCTCAATTAGCAAAACTGAATGCCAATCCTCAACGATGGGGTATAACGAAAATCGTTATACCTACTCTTGGCGACTTACAGGAAATGGTTTGTCTACCACTAAGAAAACTTCTTGCTTGGCTCACCACCATCAGTCCTAACAAAGTAAAACCTGAACTTCGTGACACTGTCATCATGTACCAAAACGAATGTGATGATGTCTTATGGAATTACTGGACAAAAGGCCAAGTAATCAATCATAGAAAAGCTATCTCACCTGAACAACAGCATGCTTTACATGCAATCGTCGATCGTCGTGCAGGAAAAGATCGAAGTTTAAGAGCCTCTATGTGGATACGTCATAATCGCCACTTTGGAATTGCTAAATATAGCCAATTGCTTTCAATCCATTTTGATGATGCGAAGCAGTATCTTGAGACAATACCACTTCATGAGCTAGGCCCAACCGAAACAGATACACTTAAACGTTTAGAAAAATTTGTAGATAATCTCGCTGCACGGTATCCAGCATTAGAAAATCCGCTAGCTTATGAAATAGCACAGCATGTAGGTGAGAAGCTAAAGTATCAATCTCCCAAAGGTCCGAAAAACTTCTGGATTTCGATTCAGGAAAACGGCGCTCTTTCAGTACAGCAATATTCTCTACACCACACGCCCATTAATGTCGTGCAACTACGCGAAAAGTTTAATGGGCTATGGGAGTTTCTTCATAAGGATGAAGTACTTGAGCTTGGCAAAGTATTAAAACGCTTTCCTTTTGAACCTGTGAACTGAAAGGGCATATCATTAAATTAAGACGTTCCTACTGGAACTCCCCTTATATTAAAGCCAGCTATACAGCTGGCTTTCTTTTTAGAACTTATCCAATATTTGGTGGTACTCGCAGAACCTGTAATGAAGGTACACCCCGATCTAGCGCATCTTGGACACAACGATAATCAGGATTATTTGGTTCATAACCAAGTTCACCACGGATATTACCCTTATGTATTGTCATCGGTGCATCAAAACGCCCACGCATAAAACGACCAATAATAATTGTGTCAGTTAATGATTGATTGGTCTTTATTTCTGTTTTATCAGTTTTTTTCTGATATTGAATACCAGGCGCTTCACCTATGATTTGAGTTGTATTCATGAGTATTTCCTTAATTAAATGGATTATAGGTAAAGCCAAAAATGACCTTACCTATGAGTAATTAGTAAATACCTAAGCGTTTACCTTTTTTGAATGAACGTAAACGCTTGTTGATTGCATTTGCAGTAAAAGCATGAAGTCGAGCTTTTTTCATACCAGCTTTTTGTGCTGCAGTTAAACGGACCTTTTGACCAGGTAATCGTTTATTCACAACGGTTTTGACACCTTGACGAATAGCCAGCACACCACGGTAGTGAATTTTTCGCCCATTTACTTTCCGTTGGCTAAATGCTCCATTTCGAGCTTTAATTTTTTTAGCCATTGAATCGAAACCTTCTTCAGTTTCATCTGCTTCACCGAAAATAAACTCACGAACCAGTTCTTCAAGTTCAGGGCCTTCGTCTGGCATATTAGCAAGAACTGTATTGGCTGCTGCTTCTAACGCCGCATCAGCAACTTCTGTATCATCACTAAAGATCTCTTCAATATCAGTAGCGTCAACGCCAAATGTTAAGAAAGCATCGGAAAGAGACGCCATCAAAGCGTTTTCATAGATACCGTCTTCATCATCTGCACCATCTAATGCATCGACAATTAATGCGTCTAAATGATCAACGCCCAGTTCACCTTCTTCAAGCTTACCTTCACTGATTGTATCTACCGTATCAGATAGAATGTTCAGAGCAATTTGTCGTACTTGTTCAATCACAGATTGCTGTTCTCGATCAGTACTTGAAACCTTACTTACAACGGTAGAAATATTCTCCGCTGCTGAATCAAAAGCACGTAAAGCTAAAGGTTTTTCTGTAGTTGGGCCAAATGGATTCATCTTGATAGATCCTTAAAATTATTTAACTAAAACGTCGTCATCAAAAATTGCGGCACGAGTTGTACCAACAACTCCATGGGCTAAATAGAGTCGTACACGCTCATATGGATAGTCTTTGTCAGGTATTAAACTGAACTCAAAAGGTTTACCACCTAGATCTTCAGCCGGTTGTAACCAACCGGTTGTTTCACTAGAAGCACCCTCTAAAAACTCTTGAATTTCATCACCAGCTTTTTTGATATAGTCCGGTGTAGCTTGGAACATGTAAGTTCTAAGGATTTCGATACATTTATTCGTAACTCGTGCCGCAATCTCAGCTGCAGGAACTAAACGCAATGCACTATTTTTACTTTGATACTGGGTTAATACATCACTTAAAACGAATAATGTAGTTTCAAACTTAACTGGGCGAACTACATTTACTTTAGCCTTTGCCAACATTTCTTGAGTCTGTTCATCTTCAAGATCAATATTCGGCATCTGGCTTAAGTTTTTTGCTGTAAATGGATAATCTTTCCAAGCTACTGCATTTTTTAACGGCGCAAAGCCTTGTTTATTTAACTTTGCGTTACGTAATAATTTATCGCCGATGTAATGGCCCAAATAATAAGCTGGGACCTTACGCCCTCTTAGTGTGACAGCACCAGATGGACGGCATAGGTTCGGACTCCAAATGAATTGAACAAACTGTGATTGTGCATCTACACTTGTCGCAAATTGAGCTGCTTGCTCAGCTGTAAAAGTTGGGTTGATTTCAGCATCCAAAGGAATACGTAACTTTGTAGCTGCACGTTGTGCCGCAACATAAATTGGTAAATCATGAGGATTTGGTAAAGTCAGATATGCTGGTGTACTTAATTGACTCGTCAGAATCTTATATAGTTCATCTGGATTAAATGATGGTAACGATTCATCTTCCAATGCCAATGTTTTTGAAGCACGACCTAAGCTATTTGATTCGTTATAAGCATTTGATTTGAGTATTGCTTGTAACGCATCAATACCTAACGATAAATCAAAACGCTCAAAATATTCTTTCGCATCAGCTACAGCGACAATAGAAGCAGAATTTTCAATGTCTCCATCTACTAATCCCTGAACAGTAACAATTTGATCACCTGTTACCGCATCACGGATTTCCAAACGCATAGAAATATCTGCAGGACCGCGTGGGCTAGTTACTTTCGCAAAAAAGGCCACATTGATTTCTGTATTTGCAAGATAACTGTGAGTATCAAATTCCAGTTTTAGTGATGGGCTGGCCCCTGCTACAAGGGATAGCTCACCTGTACTTGATAGAGCAAGTATATTCATTACATTACACGCCCAAGGCTATTTGTTTTAAGTATTTTGAGCCGTTGGCTTTTTTGATTTTCTGGCTAGTTCCAATGTAAAAAAAACCACTCGAAAGTGGTTTTTCATTTCCTAAATTTTATAATCCGCTAGCAGGTTCTGTAGGCTCTTCTGCCTCAGTAGGTACAATTTGAAGTACATTACCTTTCAAGCCATTAATTTGATCTAGGTTATCTAGCAATTGTTTATGAGCTTCGTCACCGATCAAAGTGAATGTGACCTTTTGACCAGCTTGTACCAAAACTTGCGTAAATGGTTCGGTAATGTCACTTAAACCGTTATTTTGAAGTGTAATACTTCGTTCAGTAGGATGATCACCAACAGCATCCATAATTGGGTTCGTGCCATCAATAATGAAAATAGTCATCTTGTTACTCAACAGTTAGATTCTTACCAAGCCCCTTCAACTGACGTAAGTTTTCCAGTACTTGATGTTTAAATGTTTGGTTATGACACGTAATACTTGCTGTTTTACCTGCCTCAATAGCAACACGTGATAACGGTTCTAAAACTGTTGAAAATCCGTTATTAGTAACTTTAATAACTAGCGGATCCACTCTACTCCCACCTGATACTGTTAACAAATCCGTAATGGGAGTATTAACTTTAGAAGTATCAGTTTCTTTAAGGACATGATCCGATTCCGTCCCCACATCATCACCAGACTTACCACCATTTGAATCTAGATCATTTGAAGGTTTGACAGAATCATTCGATGTTTCAGTTGGATTTCCATTTTCTTGAGTATTGGACTCTTCATTATCTGAATCGCCATTTTTCAAATCAGTAGGTTTATTACCTTCATCTTGAGATGCGCCGTCTTCAGGACCTTGGCTATTTAACAAATCACCTTGGTCTGAAGCTTTTTCATCACCAGCTTGGGTATTCTGTGTTTCTGTAGTTTTATTGGTTTTATTACGTGTGTTTTTTTGTTTAGTAGTCGCTTGTTCGTCAGTTGAAGCTAAAGTTTCGTCAGTGTTTTGTGTTGCAGCAGCCATGAGATTTTCCTTTCAATAAATAGGGTAAAAAGGCGCATCGAAATGCGCCCTTATCTGTTTTACTTACGAATTTTTGAGAGATGGCATATTGATACAGTGGATGACATAGCTTTGATCAGCATAACGTTCTAACGGGTTCATTTCGGCTGCTTGAGCACCGATTAAAGTAAGTACTGATTCACGCGCATCTGGTCGAGTTTCAATAACTGAAAGAGGCGTTTGAATAAAGCCAACGAACGGCGCACGAATTGGCTCATTACCACGACCAACTAAAAGCATATCAAACGCTGTATCTGCTTCAGCTACAAGCTCTTGTGCTGTCGGTGCGTGGTAAACGTTTGTACCATCTGCAAGAGTACCAATACGGACAATTTGACCATAACCAGCAGTGTATCCGGTTTTAACTGGCATCTTGTCGCTTGACAGTTGATTAAAGAATACTGACCCAGTATCGCCAACATATAAGTCAAATGCTACGGTAGAGCCACCAGTACGTTGGTTAATATCCAATTTGGCAGCTGCAATAAATTTATTTACTTCCGCAAACAAGTCACCTGAAGTATTAAATGCAGCTGCTAATTTTCCAGTCACACCACGAGAAGCATCAAAAGTAACTTCACGAGCGGAGTATTCAGCTAAATCTTTTGCTTCACCTAATAAACGTACAGTTTGTTCTAAGAAGATTTTACCTTGAACAATTGCTAAAGCCTGACCCAGAAAACCAAGCTTAAGTTCGTTAGTTAACTGAGATTGTAATAGTGTTGAAGCTGTTACCCGTGCCATGATAGGTGACGCAATCAATGTTTCATATTCAGGTTCGAAATCAACACCAACTGGGGTTAATAGATAGTTATCATTACCATCACGCGCATCAAAATCCGCCACAAGATGAACTTCAATTTTCGCACCAGCTGGTAATGCTTCATTTAATGTCACGCTAATTTTGCTAGCTGAAATGTCAATTTCGCTACCAACTACACGATATTCAACGCCGTTTACTACTACGTCTTTCTCAGCAATAGCAGAAATCTTGCCTGAAAATTTTGATTTACTGCGATTTCGAGTATGCGCAACTTCTTTACCATTGATCTTAATAGATACATTACCCGCAATAAATGGCAATAAACTCGCTTTGGCGTCAGGTGTTTTAGCCTTGAAGTCTTCATAACCAGTTCGTGCAGTCACAGTATAAGTTGCACCTGCGCCACCATTAGACAATGCAAAACGGAATCGTCCTTCAACATAAGGCTTAGAAGCATTTGCACCATCTAAGTATTCTGATTTCTTCATTGCACCAAAATCACGGTTGGTGATAAAGCGAATAGATACAATCGGTACTTCATTTGAGCCATTTGAGTTGGGAATCATAGCAACGATAGGTGTTGCATAAGCGATAACGTTGGCGATAGTAGCAACTGTAATTGCTGGAACGATGCTTACAGATTCATGATGCTGGTGATTTACATCATCAAAACCAGATTCATTAATACTATCGTAATAGCTAAGGGTCTCGGCAGGCAAAGCAGCTGCTTGTTTCGCACCACTTAAACCAGCAGTTAATGCAGCTGCAATGATTGAAGGATGTGGTAATTCACCTCCATGACGTGATTGATATTGTGATACCCCAAACATCACAGCTTTATCAACTTCTGGCGCATATTCGATACCAATTGAATCAAAAATTGCTTTTAATACTTCTGGGTACTCATCTGCCGCTGTTTGAGCACTGTCAAACCCATTTTCAAGCTCTTCAGGACTTTTGAAATAGTAATTTCGGCACTGAACAGTAGCTAGTTGTTGAGCATCATACTTTTTACGAATTTCTTCTGTTAACACAGTCATTTTAAACCAGCCTTTGGCTTTCTATGTAAGATGCAGAAAGTCTGACATGGCGTATTTTTACTAAAACTGGTCGGTTCCAAACATAAAAAAGTCCCCAAAATTGAGGACAAAGAAAATGTAGCTAAAGGACCATCTCAGCCCTTTATTTATATAGCTATCCGCTTACACCACTTGAAACATAAATCTCCACATTATCACCTGCTTTCACTTTATAACGGAGCTTATCCCAGCAATGCTGTCTAAACGGTTCAGTATCGGGCGCAGCAGCTGTTAATGTAAGAATAGACACCCAGTGAGAATCGTTTTGCGGATCTGCATATGGAATATTGCTTCCGAAAAACTCTACTTCTGCCCCGTTCCCGATTACCTGGTAATTGAATATTGCAGAAGTACATTGTTCAGCCATTTCAATGTCGCCTGTCTTTTTACCTTTTTCATTGAAAATTAAATAGCTCATTTAGTTTCTCCATCACCTATAGGTGAAATAAACAAATCATCTCTACGGTTTAAAACATACTTACTGCCAAAATCTGCCATGAGGCTAAAACCAGTAATATTTACAATCTCAAACCACAACATTAGGTTTTCATAAATCATTAAACCTAAAAGATCACCTTCTTTAAGAATCAAGTCAGGGATGTTGATTATCCTTTCCAAAACATCATCCAATTCTTCATTGAATGTCTCTACTTGAGCGGTTAGCACCAAGTCAGATGGGTTATTCATTGAGAAGTTCTTTTGAATATAACCACCATTAAATTTATCGAAATGAACATAAGCAGCGCCCTTATATTCATACTTGTAGTTGGGTTCGTCTTGAATCGATAAAGTGTTCGCTTCAAAAGAAAGAGGATCTAAAGGTTTTGAATCTTCAGCCGGATTATTGAAAACTACTTCTTTTCGCCAAATTTGCGCGGGAATACTTGCTAGAGCATTCATCACAACACGTCTAGCTGCTAAACGGCGTCCATTTGCAACTTGATTTACTGATCTATTTAGCATTTCGACTTAAACCCTTCATAAAGACATTTAACATGTCATTGTCGATTGCGCCTGATTTATGTAAGGCTTGAATTCTTTCAATTTGACTTGCTCTAACAGTTTCCACTTCAAAACGTTTGAGGGTTTTTAATTCGCGTTCTAAGAGCTTTTTGGCAACTTTATCAGCTCTACGCATCATTTCTTTTTCTGCTTTTTGGATATTGGCTTTGATTGGCTTAACAGAACCATTCATCAAATCCATTACTTGCTCGTTAATTGAATTCTGTATTTGCTTATCTGTTTGCTTATACCGTGCACCTACTTGTTTCTTACGGTCTTTCTCTACTTCCTTTTTAAGGTAGGCAATCCCTGCTGGTGAACTAATCCACTTAACAACCCGCAATACATGCTTACAAGCCACACCGGATAAATGCGGGTTACGTATTTTCGGAAAGCCGCCCTCATCACGTCCCAAATTGTAGCCGCCAATAGTTGCCATATAGCGGTACCAGAACGTATGACGTTCGCAGTCACACTGAAATTTGATTTTGCCTTTAGCTAAGCGGTTTTTAACAGTGGTTAATGCCTGCTTGTCGATATCAAATACGACAGATTTAAAGTTTGAAAACTCAATCTCAACGTGATGATTTAAGACTTTACTATTTGGACCGGCATTCGTAAGTAAGTGCACTAATCCAGCTTTTCTGCTTACTGGAACCGCCAAATAGATTTGCTCATTTGCCCGGTCAATATCGTCTTGTCGGCTTAAATTAATGATGTTTTGAGGGGTAATACCCTTACTATACTGATCTTTTAATAGTTGAATGTTTTCCTGAAATGCCAAGATATCATCACGGGTAATACGCCGTGGTACTTCTCCATTTCGCTGACCTAATGTTGTAAAAAGTACCCTTTCGACATCATATTTTTCCCCTTGGGCAATATCTTGTGGTCGCAAGAACATAGGTTTAGGGATCTTTCGTCCCCAATCATCATATTCAATTTCTTTTTCTGCAAATGCCCGCTGTTCTCTATCTGCACGCTGGCGGCTCTGTTGATCTCTACGAACTCCACCATTTTGCAAAGACTGGTTTAATTGCAGCTGGGCACGGCGTAAATCATCTGGCTTGAATGCTGACATTTTAATTATCCTGCAAGTATTCTTTTTGAAGTCTTAAAAGATCAACAAGCCTTGGAAAAGCCACCTTATTAAGAGGTAACTTTTCCCAAACGCCGTTCACACCACACGCCACAAGTACTGCATCAATATGGTTTCTTGAACCATATATTTTCAAACTCAACAGTGATGGATCTTGAGATTCATCGTCTTTGATTTCCCAAACAATCAGATTCTGAATATTATTTTGTTGAAGATTCCGGTGAATTAAGTCTCTAATAGCATTTCGATAATCATTTCTCATACTGTTTTACCTATTTAAGCTTTAACAGTACTTACACGAGCAAAGCCACCAGTACCTGCTTTACCAGTGTTACCATTACTTTCGGTTGCAACACCAGGTTCACCAACAACTAAAGTCATATACTGAGTTTTTTCGGTTGAATTCACATATCGGCAAATGAGTAAACCACCACTTGCACCACCACCACCAAGTGCCCAGCCATCATCACCTACACCATTAGCACCATCACCACCAGCACCCCAGTTTGATACTGGACTTACTGATGCGCCGCCTTTGTGGTTTGTTTGGTTTGCAGCTGTACCAGCGTTACCAAGCTTGCGTGAAATTTCGGTTATGTTTGATGTCACAGTGATTACACCTGCTAAACCACCAGCACCATTTGAGAAAGCACTACCATTCGACCACTGACCACTGGTACCGCCTTTACCGCCGCCAACAACCGCCAAATCAAGTTCATTTAAACGTAAGCGTGTATCTGTTCCACTGGTCCCATGTGCCAATGCTCCTAACTCCCAGACACTGCCACCACCAGCACCACCAGCACCAACCAAAATGAATTCTTTTTGTTCTTTCGGTTGAATTGGAATGATATAAACACCTGGGACTGTGTAATCGCCGTTTCCATCGTTTAGTGTTTCTGCAGCTACCTGAACAACGGACCAATTCACAGTACCTGAATACCCTATCCGGTTTTGACCTGAGCGGTCCCAAACTTCATATGAAAAACCCTTTTCAGCACGGGTAAGCTTCCATGCTTCATGTGGGCTTTCTGGTGTTAAATAGATTGCATACTTTGAATCACGTAAATCAGTAACTTTGCCACCTAGTTCAACTGTGGCTGAGCTACCAATATTTACACCTGCTCCAATTAATTTTGGATATTGAGCATCTAAGTTTTTCTTGAAATCGATTAACTGCTGTAACAAATTTTTGGAACTAAGATCTAGATCATCAATCTGTTGTTGTAAATCATCGTCTTTGGCTTTTACATCTTTTTCAAATGCATATTGGGGGTGCGGATCCTCATGCTGATTATGTTCAGTCATGAGCTTACGAATTAACGCGCCGTATTGTGGGTGTGGATCTTCATCTGCACTATGCTGGTTCATCAACATCACTGCAATTGGAGTATTTGGATCAATTTTTATAGTTACATTTTTTAAATTAACGTCAGTTAAAACAAATCCAAAAGTAACGATAGCAACCACGTTTGCATGCAGTGACATGATTGATTGAACTTCTGTAGTTGACGCCACTGCAAGTAAAGTGCCATCTGATAGATATATACCTAACTCAAACACTTCCATTGTTAAAGTTGGCTCAATACTCATCACAAAACGCAAAGTTCCAGTTTCTGTGTCTACACCACCACCATTAAGCGAAAATCTGGCTAATTCATTTTTAAGAGAAGTTAGGTTTTTCGCTTCAACTGATGCATCAAATTTGCCGGTACCAACAGCAAGATGAGTAAGCTCCCCACCAAAGCTAGCAACATCGCCTGCTTTATTTAATGCATTCCGACCTGCGTCAGTTAAAAAGAAATTAATAGCCATAACCCACCCATATGATTTATTGATCTATGGTAGTTACGGCAAAAAGGTTCGGTGGGGGGCAGTTCCACAAAACTAATCATTTTCTTTTTCGGCAGCTTCTCTTAAAGCACTGAATCTTGACTTACGTTCAGCTTGTTCACGGCCTTCTGGTGTATCGTCAGTGACATTTACAGTTTCGTAAGCTTCAGTGTAATGAACGTTTTCTAAGAATAAGAAGGCAAAAGCATCACCAATATCCGGTGATTTAATTCCCATCCGTTTCATTTCGTCTTTGCTTAAGATTTTATAACGAGCAAAGTCATCAAAACGGTATGGAACGTGGATTAACTGATCTTTAATTTTCACATTGTGTTTCTTCGTTTTTATTTTAAAACGGCCACTTGCGATTGCTCGAGCTAAGCCAACATAAGCTAATGACCTTTTATTTGTAAACTCTTTTCTATTGTCATTACTAAAACATTGTGAGCCCCAATAAACAGGAACGTAGAAAATACCTTGCTTTTTAAGGTATTGGCCTAAACCTTTACCCGCCCCGTTATCATCTACAACTAAGTTAGCATTTGGGTACTGTAAAAGTAGCTCATTAATCTTTGCAAATAGTTCTAAGATATCATCTCTGTTTTTGCATAATGGAATATCTACAACTTCTACACGGCGTGCGCGCTCTCCCCATTGCGATTCACCCCAAACTTTAGAAACAACAATTACTGAATCGTCACGGCCGACACCACCACCAACGTCAACCGTAATGACATAGCCGAATTGATGGTCATCAAAAATACTGGCGCCAACATACATTTCTTCAGTTTGACGCTTGGTAATTAAGAACTCGTCTGATAAGTCTGGGAATTCACCTAGAACACGAATCTTATACTGGGCATCTTCTCTGCTTCCGTATTTTTGCCGTTGTTCTTCTAAGGACTGCTTACTAACTAGTGGTGACTCTTCACCATTAAATGTGAGAGCAATCCATACCCCACCTGCTCGATGACTTAACTTATGATGAGTTTCATAGAACATCCCCGCGTTACGGGTAGGCTGAGAGGTCATTACTGCACGGTTGTCTTCGTGCGTTAAGGCACCAAATGCTACATCAAGTACGGCATCATCTACACCACTGGCCTCATCGACCCAGACCATGTAGTTATCGCCGTGGTTACCTGCTAAGTTTGTAGGTTGATGTTTTGGTGCTGTCTTCGCAAAGACATACCATTTTTCTTTGTAGCCTTTGATGTATACAAGTTCAGATTGGTACCCAACATAATCAGCAAGCCAAGCCAAAGGCCCTTGCTTCAATCGTGCTAGATTGATACTGATTTCTTTCCACACTTGTTTCTTTAACTGCCCAATCTGCGGAGCAGTAAACATCATGATGGATTCATCAAAAAACAAGAGATGCCATAAGGCAACAATACCGGCACTGGCCGTTTTACCAGTGTTATGAAGTACTAAGTCATCTTCACCCAAGAAAAATGGATCTGGATCGAGTACAAAACCGTAATATTTACCTTCACCTAGCTCAGTAACCGATGTAATTTTTAAAGGCTTATGTTCCCCATCTATAAGCCTATAAGATGCAAACTGTTCCCTACTTTCAGGTTTAAGGTTCATATATTGAGAAACAAGCAATTCAATCTTGTCGCCCTTTGACCACCCGTTACCATCGTATAAAGAAATTAAGCAAAGAATATGTGATTTATTGAATGTATGAGCTTTACCATTCTCATATTCAAACCGGAACATTTCCTGATAACCGGTTACTGTTTTAATTACATCTAGTTCTGTCTTACCATCTGCAGCAAGAATTTTATGATTTAGATTAATACGCTCAACTGGGATAAATTCCCCATTGGCTAATTTGATTAAAGTCCCTTTACCAAAGCAACCATGCCCCGATGCTACTGAAGTACGGCTACCATCAAATGCAATAGATTCAAAAAGTAATTCTTGTTGCCATGTGGGTTCGACACCTAATGCTTCTACGGCGAAAGCATAGATGTCGTATCGATAACGCTCACAAAGTTCCCACCATTCGGGAATTTCTTTTAATGGTGCCAAAGCCATACCGTAAAAACACCATTACTTAAAAGATTGAAAAAGGAAGCATTGTTGGATCTACAGCATCTTCTTCAAACTGATTCCCTTCAGTAATTGAAAAGCCTTTGGCAATTTTCGTACTAGCCCAAACAGCTAATAGAATTGCAATGTGTCCATTGTTTAAGCTGCTGCTATCAAATTCTTGCTGAAGGCCGTTTTTATCGACCTTACGGATTTCAAGTACGTTTTTAGGGTTGTACTGGTTTAGCTTCGGCTCAATTTCAATTAACTTTGCTCTGAAACGAGCTTGGTAAATTGAAATCACTTCTTCTAAGTGCTCTTTAGCATTGAAACTTAATTGCCAATTCTGTACTTGATCCGGTGAGTCAGTTACTACAACTGTTTGATCTCTTAAATCGCTTGGTACGGGCAAATTTGAATAAACAGCTGTTTTTTGAATAACAAGCTCACCTGTATCAGCAAATGCCGCTCCAATAAGTCGAATTGGTTGATCCGAAAACCCAGCAACACGGCTGTCTATACGAATAATTCCAGACATTACATTTATCCTTAGCGCCGTTTGCGTTCTAACTTGGTTTGGCATTCAATGCAGAATTTCACGCCACCTAAAGCACGGCGGCGCTCTGGTATTTCTTCACCACATTCAACACATTCTTTTTCAGATTCGCCTTCAAAACGGCATCGGTTTGCAATTTCTTGCTGCAATAAATAATCAGCACTTTCTTGTGCCTTATCGATTAAGTCAGTCATCTATACGCTCAACTGTAATTTCACCTGTTTCTCTATCACCCTTCACACGCTGGTGATCGAGTGATGTGTACTGATCAGCTTGCACTACAACTTTGTCGTTGATTGCGGGCTGTTCCGTTGCTGAGCCGTCAGGTTCATAGCCATTACCTGTGTTGTTGTCGAATGGACCACCGAAACCGATAACGTTAGGTGTATAACCCACAAGCTGAATATCTACAGTTGAGATAGAAAGATTGATTGCTTCGCTTGGGACTGGTGATGGAAAAAGTTCATTTTCAAAAACAGTGAATGTTGAATTAACAACATGATCATTCCATTGCTGAAATGGCACATTAAAACGGCGGTTATCGCTGCTAGACATGTATGCGCAAAACTGCCCAATGACTGAACGCAGATCATTGGGATTGGTGGCAAAGAAAGCGATTTGAGCACGTACAGTTGTCGGCACCAGACGAACCTTCACCCGTTTCTCATCAATGACCGTTTCAATAAAATCAGGCACTGGTAGTAATTGATTTACATCAGGGGGTTGGTCAGTTAACGCTGTTGCAGTAAGCATTACAGGTAAAATCACTTTGGATTCTTCCTCATGCTTCTGGCTTTTTCTATATTCAGAAAGCATTGCTTCTGAATCGTCCATCATCCGTGACGGACATGCTTTTATAGCGTTACCAATGGCTCTCAACTTCCAGTCAGCCGTTAATTGGGTCTCAGGCATATACCAAGCACGAAAATTGACAAGCTGCTTATACCAAGCGTTTTGGATGCATTTAAGCGAATCGTTGGGGTAATTCATTATTACCCCCATACACTAAAGATACTGCCAAAAGACTTTTTCGGCTTTTTAGGTTTCTCTTTTACGTTTGGATTGTCCAAACTTTGAATGATTTGTTCAGCTTGTTGTTGTACTGAATCAAAACTCTTCACAGGATTTACCATACCCGTATAGAGTTCTTTTTTGCGTTCTTCTCTAAGTTGTTGCAGGCGTTTCTGTTTATCAAATTTTTCTGATAATTCACCCACTAATCCTTGAGCATTTCCTAACTCGGTTAATAGATGCAGCTGACTATTGATATTGTCGTATGTCTGTAAAATTTGATCTTCAAGTAATTGGGCAATAATAATTTCGGGCTGTGATAACTGTGAAATATCTGTTGCGCTATCAAAGCAAGAAACAACACCTTCTGGCTCTTCAGGAACAAATAATCCATCAAATAACTGACCATCCCCTACATTACTTGCATAATTTGGTTGTGCAACGAAATCAAAACCAAAAAAACCCGTTGGAATTAAACGGCCACCGACATTCTTGTAATTGACTGATGTGCTAAAACCACCCGCTTGGGCTTTATAATCTTGTAATGCGATCTCACCAGGCTCGTTATCATAAAACTCTTCTCGGTGTTCAACTGTTCCATCCTTTGAAGCACGTAATTCAATTGTTTTAAACGCCCGTGAAAGATATACAACTTTACCTTTAATGATCACCGTTTCAGGCGGCACCATACCATAGCGCTGTCGAATTTGATGACCGTAAAAACCTTGTAATGAATTAGTAGCAACCATTTCTTGTACATGGTCACTGTTGATCAAGTTGACCATTGCATCTACATCGACATTACTTCGATCAACACCGGTAAATTTACGGCATCGGTCATGTAAGTTGTAAGATAGAACTTTTGTCTTTCTATTTTTGCTAGCCATAAAAAAGCCCCAATGCTGTGATTGAGGCTATTGTTTCAGTTGTTCTATAGTTGAAATTTAATCAGTTCCAAATCAAATCTTTTGATCAAACTCAATTAATTCCAATAGCTTGTCATGCTGTTTATCTTCAATGGTTGCATCAAAGATGTACCCACTTTTAAGAGAAATAAAAACATCATAAAAGCGCTCATGGACCATGCCTCCTCGATGTTCACTTTCGGAGACTTGCAAACAATCCATTTGAGATAAGTCAATTAATTGAGAACAAGCACGTTTTCTACAAAAGATTTTTAATCGCATACTTCACCCAATTACTTAACAAGAGTGCCTTCAACACCACGAGCACGGCGCTCAGCTGTACGTTTATTAAATTCTTCTAGCGCACTTTCCATATAAATAATGGCTTGTTTGTTGAACTCACTCGGAAATTTTTCATCCAAGGTTTTAGTACGGTGAATAAGTACTTTTAACAATGCTTCACTAGTAACCCCATTCACCCCATGTTCTGGAATTGGGCCATCTTGAAAATGAATACTGATTTCAAAATCTTTTGCATTTTGGTTTTCAGGATTTGCTGAAATCTTATAGTAATGGCCCTGAGCATATTCCGTAATGCCTTCAACCACTTCCCCTTTAATAACTTTATCAATTTCTTGTGGTTCTAATTCATGGCTAGCATATCCTAAGAAATGATCAATTAATAAGTTTTCTCCCTGACCATTGATAGGTTCTGCGATTCCTACTAAAACATTGTCTTGAGCTTGTTGCATATAAAAAAGTCCTGAACTAATGAACAGGACTATGAAATCATTTTGTATTTGAGCGCTAACTCAACAGTTCCAATTGAATTAAAGGAAGTTATAGACTGCATAAGGCTTAGCTGCTATTGCCGCTGCAAAGCTTGTGGTGCCTAAATCTCTATCAAATGCCATTGAGTGAACTTTAACGACAATATTGGCTGGTACTAAACGGCGTAATATCGGTGACAGCTCTACCACTTCATTTGCATCAACAGTTTTATCTAAAACAATTCTAATCCGACTTGTTAAGAAGTAATTTGGCTTTTCAAAATCAGACAAATAGGCTGGATATTCTTTTAGCTTTTCCAAGCTATGCCATAGCCGGATAATCTGAAAATGATCTTTCCCCCACAACATTCGTAAAACAAACTCTAAAAACGCTAATCCTCTTTTATTACCCATGCTGCTCCAATTGGCATAGATAATTCGCATTAACGTGTCAGAGGTGTTATTTCGGCGTAATACAACAAGTCCGTTTTGTTTAGAGAACCGTTCTACAACTGTTTTACTACCGATATGAGGACAACCGTAATCCAATAAATCTTGTATGGACTGTTCAAAGTTTTGTGCAAATACTTGTTTAAATGCTTTAGCAAGTGCGGTTTGCAAGCCCGTACTCACATATTGTTCATCGATAGGCCGAGTAAAGCTTATAGGGTCCATGTAGCCCCCGAAATATCAGCGGTGCGTTCCAACTCAACAGTAATGCTGTCTTTTGTCACATACACCCACTCATTAGGCTTATTCAACTCATTTGAAAGCATAATGGTAAAGTCACTCATCCGGTCTTGGAAAGCCACAATATTGTCATTAATCAGCTTCCCCATTTCTTGCGTATTAAAGCCATTAACCAGCCAACGACTTGAGCTCAATGATTCACGCCCGTATCGTTCTACAAGTAATTCTTTGATCTGTGTCTTAACCATATCTGTGTTATGTACAGAAGCCAAAGAGCCTTTAATTTTTACTTCAATTGGCTTTTCTACAACTTCATGTACATTCACTTTACCTTCATACAAGTTATCGCAATAACCAATATACCGACAGATATCTTGTTCTAACGTTGCTTGTTCAGCTGGGTTCTTGGCAACCACCACAAGATTTAAATGATTTATGTCGCGGTATGTAATGGCAAAGTGTTGCTCTTGCAACGTTTCATTCCAGACAGAAATAAACTGTGCCCGTTTCATAAATTTTTTACGGACTGCATAGTCAAAGTTGCCGAGAAATACCGCATCTTCATCGTAAAGTGATGGATAGCTTGATAATAAACGTAATTCTGATACAGCTAACGGATCTACGCCCTCTCTAATCAGTCCACCAGCTTTAAAACGCACTGATACCCGCTGTTCATCATTAGTAAGTACATCAAGTAAGGCCGCATCTTTTAAACGATTAACATCAACTTCCCCGTATGTCTCAAGAATTCCAATTATTACCGTTTCATTGGCTTGCAGAGTACGACCAGCTCTCTCAGAATCGCCAAACTCAATAAACAATCTTCTTAGATTATCTGTAGTAATAGTTACAGCATATTCACCTGGTTCAACATTCATCCAGCGCGGCTTAATTACATAGTTATTATTGCCCTGCTTAACCGAAATATTTGCAAGTGAAAGGTCCTCTAAAAGGTCAATTCGATATTTATGGAACCCTTCAGTAACTGGTACAACATATTTAATTTCACGGTATTCACTTTGTTCTGCTATTACTTCCGCCGTCTCACCAGCTTTAACAGTAATTGATTGAAGCAACCGCCATACTCTACCGCCGCTATGGTCCTCAATCATTCGCCCTTGACTTAAGCTCACAGCATTTGTTGACCGGTTGATAATTTCTATTAAGTGCTGACACGGTGTACCTATAGGCAAAATGCCTTTATTTGTAGCATCCGCAATAATTGAGCGGTCACGTGTTTTGGTAAATGGTTCAATTGAAGCAATATCGATTTCTGGACCAAATGCAGTCAAAAAACTAGCCATAGAACGCAGCTGGTGAACGACAAGTGGATCTTGAGCTTTATAGCGTTCCTGAATCTCATAATCATCTATCGCTGCTTGGAGCTGGGCTTCAAAATCAGCTTGCGTTAATGTCATATGTCTCACCTGTTACTGATTTACCCAATCGGTCTGCTACTTGGTTAAGATCTATATTCACATTCATGATGCTTAAATGAATATGAACCGTCTCAAATCCTTCGGTTTGTGAATACAGGGCTAATTGGTCAGAGTTAAGCTCAGATAATATTGGTAGATCCTTTTTCATCTTAATAAGAAAACTATCTGCCACCCTCGAGTCTAAAGGTGCCATTAGCAAATCATAAAGAGGTGCACCAAAGTCAGAACCATACTTCCCATTAACCGGATGATTAAGCCAGTACTCAACCATGTCTAAAATTGTTTTAGATGTGATCATTAGGAAGTTGCTCTATTACTGAAAATCATCAAAAGCTTTACTAGTATTGCAGTGCCGATCTGGTAAGTTGAAAAAATGGTGAAATAGATTATGAATATCCATAATGAAACGCTTAATGCATCAAAATATGAAGCAACGTTATAGATTCGCCAATCAACAAGAATAATAGTGATCAATACACATGCCATACTTATGAAATACATATATCTGATTTCTTTAAATAAGAGGCTTATAGGCACATGACGGAATTGTTTAATATACGCAGCTTTATTCTTGCTATTCCATCCTGTAACAACGGAAAGATAAGCTAAAAATGCAAGAATTAAGACAATATCAATACCGATTTGAATTTGCATAAAAAACACCCTTAATAAGAACTGTATTAAGGGTATTGCTTTTGTATATATGTAAGCGTGAATGGTTCCATATTTGAAAATAGGAAAAGCATGGATTATTATATATACAAAGCCCGCTCCACTTATGACACGAGAACGTATAGGGTCATAAGTGTAGGTTAGAAGATGTCGCAACCCATCTCTAACTACCGGGCTTTTTTTAATGCACTTCAAAAGCTGTAAGCAGCCATGCATTACTACCTTCTCGCTTAATCAATGACGCTTCATGCGAATTAAATACAATATTTATTCTTGTAGATAATCCACGTTCTGTACGCCGTTGTGTACTACCTTGAGCGATTGTTTGCACAATAGTATCCACAAGCATATGCACAACTTCATCATATGTCATGCCATCACTTTCCATACGGCGCTTGATAATATGCTTAATGCCCTGTTTATCACTGCCATACTCAAAATCCACCCAGCCTAGATCATTACGATACATAGCTCTATGCACTGTGGTTTTTTCCATAATGGCTTTGTTCATTGCAGCTTTACCACGTGTGATATTTGCTGTAACTGATTTGATTGGACTCGCACTATCAAATTCAGGCTTTCCCAGTTCGGATTGACCAGCCTCCGAACTTATACCAAGTTGTTGCTTAGCATGTTCAATTTGTTCCTTCAGTTGGTCACGCTGAGCGGTTTGTTTTGCTAAATCTTCATCTAGCTTTTGTTCTTGTTCTTGTACTTCTTTAATTTTCTGATCTACAGAAGTACGGCGCGGCGGCAAACTGACTTTATCCCGTTTATTTTGTTCTTGAATCTTTGATTGTGCTTCACGGATAAGTTTAGCTACACAACTCACGGCGTTTTCAAATGTTGGCTTATAGTCATCACTAAAATCGCCTGATAACACAATTACTTTGTCGTTCAGTTCGGCCTTGACCACATCTGCTAAAGCTCGAACATAAAGTGTGAGCGTAGCGCCACCTGAAAAGAAAAATGCAACTGGTAAAACGCTAACACCAGCAACACGCTTAATTTTGCGAAATTCTGGTGTAACAATCGTTTGGCCTGTTGCTTTTTCTAATGCCGATTGAATCTTTTTAATGTATGGAGTGGAAGCTGTAACAGCTGCAAGATTAAGACTGCCCATGAAAAATAACCTCATATCAATGAGGCTATTTTGATATTGCTAAAACCTAAATAATGATAAAGGTTCCATCCAAGTTTCAAAGCATTGCACTTAATTAAAAATATACTACACATATCATCTAATTAAATGATACAACTGAATGATAGGCCACAAAGAATGGCTGAAACATCATTAATTTATTTACACGGAATTTTTAAATGTATTTTGTTTATGAAGGTCAAAAGATCACCCTTGACCCAAATAAGATTCAACAATTTGGCAATAACTTAGTTTATGCAGACACACTACTGTGCAATACAAATGAATTAATTGTTAGTAAACATAATGGTCAAGAAATCTCAATTTCTACTAAAAAATTTACACCCTTTTTTAATGCTACTTTTCCTCAAATGAATGTTCAAATCCAGTGGCTGAATATTCAAAAGACTGCTGAGTTAAACACGTTAATCGATATCGATAATTCTCTAGTTAATAACAAAAACGATAAGATTCCATTGACACTAGCTCAACAGAAAGTTCTCAATGTAAAAAATCCAAAAACTTTTGATTCTCGCTATGAAAGAGAATTAATTATTAAAAATCTCTCTAGAGCAATTCAAGATTTTGTGAAATGAAAAAAGCCAGCTAATAGCTGGCTTTTTATTAGGGGAGTCCTATTTAGACATCTTTATATTTTGATAAGCCCTTATCGATTCACAGGTTCGAAAGGAAAGCGTTTTAAAACCTTCCCAAGTTCAAGCACCTCATCTTTATGAAGAAAATCCCACAATTGATTAAAGCGTTCACGCAATTGCACAACATTAACTGGTGTGTGGTGTAGTGAATATTGCTGTACAGAAACTGCTCCGCTTTCTTGAATCGATATCCAAAAGTTTTTAGGTCCTTTTGGAGATTGATACTTTAGCTCCTCACCTAATTGCTGTGCAATGTCATAAGCAAGAGGGTTTTCTAATGCTGGATAACGAGCAGCGAGATTATCTACAAACTTTTCTAAACGTTTAAGTGTATCTGTTTCAGCTGGAACTAGCTCTTGTAACGGCAAGAGCTCAAGATACTGCTTCGCCTCATCAAAATGGATTGAAAGCAATTGGCTATATTTAGCAATTCCAAAGTGGCGATTATGACGAATCCACATTGAAGCTCTTAAGCTTCGATCCCTCCCTGCACGGCGATCAACTATCTCGTGCAGTGCATTTTGTTGTTCTGGAGAAATGGTTAAGCGTTGGTTTATTGCTTGCCCTTTAGTCCAGTATTCCCACAGCACATCGTCGCACTCTTGCTGGTACATGATCACAGTATCTCGAATTTCGGGATTAACCTTGTTTGGACTTATAGTCATTAACCATCCAAAAAGCTTACGAACAGGTAAACAAACCATATTGTACTGTTTACCATCTTTTCCAGTTGTCACTATTTCAGTGATAACTGAACTAAATCTTTGTTTTAACTTTTCATATTGTGATTGCCATGTGAGGCCCATTCCTTCAACAATTGGGCGCATGGCAGTAAATGGCTGATTGTTGAATTCAATAATTACTAAATCAGCACTATGAAAAGGTACATTAATTTGTGTTAAAGTACGCATGTTGTTGCTCCTATGCAATGACAGGCCTCGTTTTCTTTCCACGGACTGCGAGGCTTTTTTGTGGTTAAAAATTTACATATTGTTCTTCTGTTAGATTACTTAATAAATTAAAAAAAGTAGGTCGAGTTTCCTTAGTTAATTTCTGTCTAGGAAATTCACTTAATATTTTGACTGCTTCCACAGGATCTAACTGTGAAGTAAATGGAACTGATAATTGAATAAATGATGTTTTATCTGTTTCCAAAGCTGTATCCAGCACATCTTTTACTTCATTGTAGCGCGGCTTCCTTTGCGCGGTTAGGAAAAGTCCATCAAAAATAATATAAATCTCGTTTAATCCTGGTAATTGGACTTTCGCAATTGCTCCCATGAGGGGCAAATTAGTTTCAGGCCCGTCATCTCTACTAAACCCATCAGTAGGTGTACGATAAGTCGCAAATAAGATTACTTCTTGACAATTAGGTAGCTTCAAATAGTCGAGCAAATTAAGACAATTTCTCGTGGTATTACTTTCGTGATATCTGTGAGCAATTATTAAATCTTCATTATTGTAGAGCGAGGCAAGATAATTCGCATAGGGTAAATATCTTTGGCAAGATTTGGTTATGTAATCTGATCTAGAGGAGAAAAGATTTGAGTTATGTACTTTATCTTTTAGAAAGTCATCAATTTTTCGTGTTAAAGATATGGGAATTGTAACGTTAATCTTTTCAGTCTTTTCCGCATAGATTGATGTATCAATTGTTATGACATGAAAAAAAACATCTTTATCACGTTTTTTAAATGTTACTGAATTAATTTCAGTCGGCTCAGGAATATCAAGACCTTGGTCACTTAGAAAATCAAAATACTCAAGCGTCTTCTCATATACCTTCCTAATCACCTCGTCATAACTGGAACCAGTAGCATTAATATTCGGTTTATCAAAAAGTGCAGCCTCATAAATATCTTTTTTAAAGAAAGACTTAGATTCTGTAATCTTTACAGCAACTGTATAGTTTTTCAC